TTAAAAAAAGGGAAAAAAAAGTGAGAAAAAGCTTGGATATATGGAAATAATTTCGTATATTAGTACTGTAATAATTGAGATATGAATGATATAGTTTGGATTGATGGAGTTGGATACTGTAAAGAGGTTACAGTTAATGGTAATGTTAATGAGTATCACCCAATAAATAGTAAATAATATGATGAATAAACTGAAAACATATGGATTCTTAGCCCTAATAGGTGTAGGGTTTGGTGTATTAGCGTTTCTTTTACCGAAAGCTATTCACTTTTTCTTTCGAGGTTTCTTACTTTTATTAGAAAATCCCCTTGAAGGCTTTGCTTTTTTCCTATTTTTAACCATATTCCTCTCAGTAGGGATATACTTTGATGGTAAGGATACCGAAAAAAGTTATTAACAATCCAAAAAAAAGTGAAAAAAGGCTTGGAAATGTGGGCTTTTTTTCGTATATTTACATAGTAAATGAGTTTGTTGATTGAGAAAGTACTCTAAACAAGTTCAGTTCTTTGAAATAGTACAAGAATCAGAGGGTAACTCCTCGACTTCCCTTTGGGTGGGAAGGTATCGCTTCTCTGTTGTGGAGATGAAAGTGGTTCGAAACACGAGATATTTCTTATAGTAGGTTCGATTCCTACCTATTTTACTAATGGCTTTGAGAGAAGCTTAAAACGATTGGGGTGGTGACTAAAGTGTCATGGACAAAGAAGTGAGGTAACTCGTAAGATTACCGATTGTAGCGAGAGTTCATTGATAAAGGTTATGACTGAGTTTAAGGTTATGTTAAGAGAGGTTACATTAAAATGTTTCATCTGGCCACCCCAACTTTAGTGATGGAGTAAGTCCTTATAGGTGATGAAAGATACTCGGGCATTCAAAGTCCACTCGGTTAGGGGTTTCCGAGGAGGACTATAAAAAGGAGACCAACACACTCTCTCCTATCCTAAGTGTTCATCCGAACCACCCACCAAGAGCACGGTCTCGCTTGGTGGGTTTTTTTTGTCCCTATAACTCGTTGAGGTTGAGGTAGTTACATAATATGACAAATTGTCATGTAAAATAATCCTTAAAAAGCTTGTATATTTGAGCTTTTTTTTGTATCTTTAAGGGCGGTCTGAGGGCGGGCTTATTGTTAAGAGAACGAGGTAGGAAAAATAATTAAGAAAATGCTTGGATTTCTCATTTATTTTTAGTATATTAGTCCTGTAAATTTGATGATATGATAAAATTAGATTCTGTTGGTTGTTATATTGATGAGGTTAGTGGTATGACTTATCCCACTAATCAAGATGGCACACCAGATATGAACAGTCCTGTATATGTAGAAGAATGTACTGATGAGTGGTTCTTACACTTATCACCCCTTGACAATGATGAGGTACAGACAATTAGATTAGAACTTTAAAAAAGATTTTCGGTACATGAGCTATTAATAGTATAAGCTCATATAGTACTACTAACTATAATATAAACTATACTATATATGAACAAACAATACAAACACAGAAATTGTATCATAGCAGATACACCATCAGAAACATTTCCAGAAATGGTAACTATACTAAAGACACCTAAGATAAGGGGATACTTCCAAGATAGGAGATACATAACCCTTGAAAAGTGTATCTTAGCTATAGAAACATTTGAATCGGAGAGACTGATTAATTCCAAAGAGAAGTATGTGAAGGCACAACTAAGTGATGTAGTTGTACTGGCTGAAAATGAAAACTTAGCCTAAAGTTACCCACCCCCTAAAAGTGAGGGGGGTAGTTTCTTGTAACTGAGGGAAAAGTTTTTTTTGGTAAGGTGGCTCGGAGTGGTTTTTATATCGAGGTCAATTTTTTTCCCCATAGGAAAAAACACCCTTACCTACCCCTATGGGTAGACGAGTATATCAAAGAAAGAATAAAGAAAAGAATGAGCACCTCGAACTACCAGCTCATCCTAAAAGATAACATATTATCCATTAAGAGGGATTTTGGTGTTTAATAGATAATATATGGGCAGTTGACCGAGTGGTGAGGTAGAGGATTGCAAATCCTTTTACATAGGTTCGAATCCTATACTGCCCTCAAAGAGTACGAGGTTATGAATTTTTTTAAAAACTTGCTTGTATGGTTAAGGGTACTGATTATCAGAGTACCAAAGGAAATCTGGTATGGATTAAAACAGTTATATTATGATGAAAGACTTAGGTAAGATTATTAGGGAGTTATTCAGGATGTTTAATAATCCCCTTACTAAATGGATTGTTACCTTATGGATTACCTTATATATGGCTTATTTGTTTTTTATTATGTCTTATATTTAATCTTATACTACATGAGCTGATAGTATTATTGTTACAGGTACCGATTAAATCGAGGTTGGGAACTTTATATGATAATTAGACAAATCGAAAAAAAAGATATAGAATCTGTTTGGGAGTTGTTAAATCAACTGATGTTTGTGGATACCTCACGAACTGATTTAGAATTGGCTTGGAAGAAATTTAGAAATCACGGCCTTGTAGTAGAATACAAAAATAAGATTATCGGATTCGGATGTTTAGTTGTAGAATATAAAATCAGAGGATATACATCAGGCCATATAGAAGATGTAGTAATTGATGAAGAATGGAGAGGATATGGTGTTGGTGAGAAACTTATAAAAGCACTATGTGAGAAAGCAGAGGAATATCAATGTTATAGAGTTTCTTTGTTTTGTAGAGAAGAACTTGTTCCGTTTTACAACAAGAATGGGTTCGAAGTTAATAATGTTGTAATGAAAAAATTTTTTAATCAATGAATATAGTAATATTTTTAATAGGGTTTGTAATCTTTATATTATTTACCACAGGCCAAGTTAAAGAAAGAAGAACCGAAGAGATAGAGAATTGGAGAAAGAATTACTACGATAGATACAACTTAGAAAGAAAGAAGAATCCTAAATACAAGAAAGGTTCTCAGAGTAGGTTGAAAAATTATAATTGGAAAAAAGAAGAAATATGAAAAACAAGTTAGATATTATAGATTGGTTCTTAGTTGTAGCATTAGGGTTTTACCTATTCATGGGTACTATGACTTCTTATGGACAAGAACTAAAAGGAATTACAATTGATAAATCTGAGATTGTTACGATTACATTCGAAGATGGTTCAAGGGATAAACTTTACCAAAATACTGATGGTGGTGGAGTTGAGTTAGTTTATATCCCAAAGGGTGAGTTGAAACTTACACCAAAGGAATATGAGCGATTTGTTAAACTAATTAAAAAAGCTTCTAAAAGAACTAATTCAGAATACAAAGAAGATAAGTATATTATCAACTCGTATTCTTGGTCTGATGATTCAGTATATTTTGTGAATAACAAAAATAACATCGGTGAGTTGTTTATAGAAGATATAGATAAATTATGAAAAAAGAATATCAATCAATGTTTCCTTTATCAGAAGAAGAAAGAAGAATTGATGAAGCACATGGAATCAAAAGAAATCCATTATTAGGATTTATAATAGTAACACTCGGAACTGTATTGTTTTGGAGTTTTATTGCATTTATGATATTTGGATGTGAAGTAGAACCATACGAACCAGCTTGTGTTCAAGGTGAATATATCCATGGTCATTTATGTACCGAAGAATATGCACCAGTTTGTGCACCAGATGGTACAACATATGCAAATACTTGTTATGCCTTCAAAGATGGTTGGGAAACAAGATGTGTAACTGAGGGTGAGTGTGGCTAAAACAATGTATTTACCGATATCTGAAACCTGTTCTTCAGGTATCACCCTAAGAGAATTAGGTGTAAGAGAAGTTGCTTATCCATTCGACTGGGCAGGTTTACCATATCAATCTATAGCTGATGCTATAGACAATGGGTTTGATGATGCATTTATTGATTATGAAAAAATATATGCAGAAAAATATGATTGTGTGATTTGGGAAAAGAAATACAATATGTTACTTATTCATGAACCAGATATGCGTGTTGAGCTTATAAAAGCCAGGTACAAAAGAAGGTACAAAAGAATGATTGAGGATTTAAAAAATTCAGATGAGGTTTTTTTAATACCAAGTTCTTTGAATGAAGAAACACCACACGAGTTTTGGAATACTCTTGGATTTGGATTTACAGAAAAAATCCCTACTCGTGAAGAACTAAATCTTGGTAATATAGAAAATGTTAAGGAAGCTATATTAAGAGTTAATCCTAATATAAAAATTACATTTCCTAAACAATACAACACATGGGATGATATAATGAAAGCCATCAGAAAACATAAGGAATGTTAAATTTTTTATAATGTATAATAACGCAACATTTGTAGATAAAGAACAAATCAAGAATCTAACGAAAATAGATAATTGGTTAAATGAAAATAAATACTCATATGATGAAGAAACATTTTTATCAGTAAGAGAACTAATAACTAATATATTAGAAAGAGGATATTATTATGAATCAGAAGCTGAAGTACTTAATATGATTGCGAACGAATATAATCAATGGAAAAAGCAGAACAAATAAACTATATCCAAAAAGGATGGGTTCATATTGAGAACTTTGTACCTGAATTTGTAGTTAAGGAACTAAGAGAAAGAGCTATAAAGTGGAGAAATTGGGTAGAACCCAAAATTGGTACACCTTGTAAGTATGGAGGTCCTGTTCATTGGCAGGGTTTAGGTTGTGCTGGTATGTATGATGAGTACCTAATGGAGTTTTATAGACATGAAATTATGGAAGAATTAGCATCTGAACTCCTAAATACCAAAGATGTTTGGTTGTATAATGACCAAATTGTAGTAAAATTACCAAATGATAACTTTAAATTTGAACCACATACTGATAATTCAGTTGGTGGTAATTCAAATGAAGGAAAAAATACTGTAAATATCTGTGTGATTCTTGATAATTTCACAGATGAGAATGGAACTTTAGAAATTTTTAACAAAGATGATGGTAAAAAAGTAAGAGTTTACCCAAAGGCAGGTGATGTAGTTGCAATACATGGGGATACACCTCATCAATCAGAACCAAATAACACAGAAAAACCTCGTTGTTTATATGCTTGTGTTTACAGTAGTGAACAATTACACTTCCATAACTTCTATTCTGTACCATTTTCAGAAAATCCAAGAAAGAGAAAAATAAGTTTTCTCTGATATTTATTTATATATGAGCCAAATTCAAGAAATTTTAGAAGGTTGGGGTAATGTAATCAAAGACCAATTTAATGCAGTAGACCCTGCAACTAAAATGTTATCAAAAACTCGGTTGTTAGAATGTGAACCTTGTCCAATTAGACAGGGTAATGTATGTTCACCTTCAATCTATGGGTATCATATTAAAACTAATGAACGAAAAAATGGATGTGGTTGTAATATTTCGGCGAAAACTTTATCGCCTTCTTCTTCATGTCCGCTAGGTAAATGGTGAAAAACATAGAATCAAAATTAGCGAGAACGGCATTTAACAGAAATTTAGAAAAATTAACTGAAAAGACAAATTCAAATCATTTTACAGTTGTAACTTTTGAAAAATTTCATATTGTTACAGTTGCAAAAGTAATGAGTACTACTCTAAATACCTTGGCCGATGATAACAACCTACCTTGTTATGATGTTAATGTATCTAAAGATACTTTAGAAATCAAAACTTTTACTTATCATGTTGGTTCTAAAAGAAGAGATGGTATAACAAATCATTTTAAAGAGGATTGGAAAAGCCAATTAGAAGGAAAATCTTCAAAAAGAGATTTTATTTTCCTTATGAGAAATCCTATTGACAGATTCGTTACAGGTTTCTTTGAAGATAATATGGTAAATTTACTAAACAGTTTTAACCATGGTGATAAATCGAGTACGGCATGGTGTAGAAGTTTCTTAGAATTGAAAAAATACAAACCTGAAGATATAGATTTGTTCTTAATGGCCATGAATGTTGATGGAATCTCTCCATGGAAACATATTGAAAATTTTAAAACAAGTTTGATTTACGATATGTACAAAGATATGGTTGAATCTTTGATAAATTCGCATTTCGGAAATATACACACTAATGCTTTTTACTCACATCACACACGACCTTACCTTTTAACTTATTGTAAATTTTTGTGTAACAAACAAATTGATGAATCAAAAGTAAAATTTTTAGATATAGGTAAAACAGATGTTATTGAATATATTAATGAAACTTATGCATCGAACTTATTAAACAGAAAAGGTAATAAGAGAGATAATATTATGAAAGATATTATAACAAACGGTTTCAAAAAACACATTATCACAATTATAAATTTACTATATGTAGATATAGAGGTGTATTCAATTCTATGTAAAGAAGCTGGATATGAACACGAAGTGGATAACTTAATTGGATTTTCCTTAAACAAATGGTACGAGAATCATGAAGGACTCATTTAAAATAAAAGATTACTGGTTCGAAAGGCATGGTAATGACCATATTAGGCCAGAATCATGGGAAGAAAGTAGATGGACTATTCACGAAGGTGATACCTGGTATTTAGTTAATGGGCCTAAATTAATGTCTTCATGGGCTCATGGTGCACATAAAAACTTTTGTGAAATAAGTTTTAGAACCTCAGATTTATCAATAGAAGAAGTTTATACAAACGAACATATGTTAGCTCAAGGTTCTAATTTTACTGAACCAGAAGCGGAAAAGTTTGCAAAAAGAGTTAGGGCAGATTGGGAAAAAATGAGGAATGGTGAAAACTCTTCTAAAACATTTGTATTCGTAATGAGAAACCCTACACAAAAATTCTTATCAGGTCTAATTCAAGATACAATATCAAATTTTTATGAAGACCCTTGGAGAGCACATTTTAGTAATCCTGAGAATAAAGAGTTCAAAGAAGATTTTAATAGATTGATGTTTGAAAAAGGCCACTCATTAGATTTGATAGAAGAGTTTATGAACTCGGATATGAATGTAGATACTTGGTCACTCGACAGAAAATTTTTAGGTATCTATAAAGATGCACTTATGATACCAATTGATTGGTATTTTGAATCACCAATTCCAGCATGGCGAACTCATATGAATATGGATATATTCATTCTTCATAAAATATTGTTCCATTCACAACATAGTAAAAATAGAAACTTTAACAATCAGATGGTTCGTATAGTTGACATGGATAAAGAATGTGTCGGTACGGTTCTAAATAAGTTAAGTGGTAAAGAAGAAAAATATAAGTATGGTGGTGAATATGGATTACAACCAGATAAGGTTACAGGAAAACCAGCTCAAGCAGGAGAATTTAATATCAGAGGTAAGTTAATGAAGTTTCTTATATTTGAAGGAATCTTTGCTAAAGAAGAATACCTCAACAAAATAAAATTTCTTCTTAGTGGTAGAGAGTATTGTTGGTTTGAAATAATGAATAAACTATATCCTTGGCATATGTACGATAAGGCTTTGGGTATAGAGAAGAAACCTTTTAATGCATATAAAGATACATATGGTATCACCGATTGGGAAAACTTTACTAATAGAGGTCGTAAACCCGAAGATTATATCGAAGCCGATATGTACGATGCCGAAACCTACACACATTTCTATAATTACTTTTATGGTGATTTAGATAAGTTTCTTAAATAAAGCTTGGATATCCCAAAAAATTTCCTTATATTTGTATAATAAAAAAAAGATTGTTGGTACATGAAGTAATCATAGTATTAGCTCACATAGTAATATGGATGAAATTTATACATACGATTTAGATGATAACGGTATAGAGAACATTAATCGTTTACAAAGATGGTTAATAGAGACTATGGATGATAGGGATATGTGGTTTAGATTACAAGAGATTAAAAGAAAAGGCCATTATACTACAATAGAAAAGATTCGTATGAACAACCTTATTATTAAATACAATATACAAAAGGGCCATTATCCCACCTCATCCTTATGGGAAGAGAAGTTTGATTACGAGCCATATATCGATAGCGTATTATAAAAAAAGATTACAACCTCGTACTCTCAAACGAGCATTAAGGGGCTTTACCCCACTACTTATATAAAAGGGGGAGTTCCAAAAAACGACCCCAAAAAAAGTTCGGTAAGTATTATAATAAAGATAATGTATAATATTAAAGAACGGAGACAAATAATAACTATTATAACTATATACAGACGATAATGAAGAATTGGGATGACTTTCTAAATAACAATGAAGATGATGAGTTCTCTAATGATGATGAGAGAGACCTATTTGGTACTCACCGTCTACAACAAGAACTCGAAAAGACCATGTTCTTACAAGATGTACAGAACGGTCATCCACTCGTCTTAGACCCTTCAGAGTATATAACTCTCTTTGGCCCTATACAAGAAGAAGATATGGAGTTCCTTACTCAATCCTTTTTCACCAACTACCATCGTTTAGGTATGACTGTAGATGAATTATTTGATAGATGGGGTGGTGATTGGATATTCGAGGTACTTAAACACTGCGAGAAAAGAGAAGAATATGAACTTTGTTCTATTGTATGGGATATGTATTCGGACTGGAAGAAGGGAATAAAAGACCTTGAACACCTAATTAGAGTGGCTGAATAAGGTTTCATAGCGCGAGAGACAAAGCATTCTGTAATACTATCAAGAAAAAAGAAGAGGAAAAACTTTTCGACTGAAGAAACTTACCTAAAAAAACGACTTTGAAAAAAATCTTAAAAAGACCGACACAAAAAAATTTTTGGAAAATCGACACTTCCTTAGTGCTTATACTATTAAGTTATAGGTTATTATCTTTTATTTAAGTTGTCTTGTTTTAAGTGTCTGGAGCGTCTGGAGTATATATAACTATACGAATTTTGAAAAAACAAAAAAGAAAGTTATTAACAATCTGATAAAAGAGATTTCAACCTCGTTCTCCCCAATCGGGCTTTGAATCCCCACGAAAAAAATAATTACGAAAATGCTTGTATAATTAAAATATTTTTCGTATATTTATAAAACTATATACACAAAAGAAATGGAAGTATCAAATAATATCAAGTGGATGTATGTTCTTATGGCATCCTTATTGTTTATCCTCGCTCAAGGTGGTGCGTGGTTACAACACAATTTACAATTTAAATATCCAAAGTTAGGGCCCGAATGGTGGGGGTGGTATGTTGCCGCTTTACCAATCACTTGGTTGTTCCTTAAATCAACTCAACTTGGTGTTGAGGGATTCGGTAACTCATTATGGGCGAATCGATTTTTAGGATTCTCGGTTGGTATAATTATATATGCAATATTAACCCAATATTTTTTTAATCAACCAATGACTGCGAAAGTTTGGGTACAAGTTGGATTGTGTGTTGCAATTATGTGTATTCAAGTATTTTGGAAACAACCTATAAACTAATAATATGAGAAAGTTAACTTATAAAATAATCGAAGAAACAAAAACCTACCACTTGGAGTTTATTACCAATAGAACTCCACAATGGACAGAACAACAATATCTACGGCATAGAGGAAATGCTAAAATGGAATTAATAAGTGATGAAGAAACAGAAGAACAAGAAGGTGTATCAAGAGAAGTTGAGTTGGGATGATATGACTTACGGTGAGGCCTCACATCACATTGGTAAGAAAACTACCGAGAAAACTCACAAATCTAAAAAAGATTATAATAGAAAACCAAAACACAAGAATCGATTTATTGATTTAGATGGAGATTAAAAAAATACCAAGTTTTTATACACAAGGAGAAGGGATATTAATTCCTAACGAATTATATGATGGTGATGGTAAACTTATTATATCAAATGTAGATATAAAACAAAACACATTATTGGGTGGAATCTCACACGAGGTTATTCAACTTATAAAAGAATCAGGTAAGGATATTGTTTATACAACAAATATAGGAGAATATCACAACCCAATAAATCAAACCACAAAAGAATTGGTTAGTATATTCGGAGATAAGATTACAATCAAATCAGGCTTAATAGATTTCAAATCAAATGAAATAAACCACGAACCTATTTTGTTTTGGATTGGTAAATCTAAATTAGATGATGGAGTTGATTTAAATAAAGAAAGAAAGTTTACTCATACTTGGTTAATCAAATTAAGAGGCCCGAGACCTCATCGTTTAAAGATGTTTGATTTGTTAAAAGAAAATGGAGTTATTCAATACTCTTTATATAGTTACCGAAGTAGTGAACCAAACATTGATGGATATAAATCATTAGAACAATATCCAATAATCGATAACAACGAACAGCAACAAATGATAGTTAAGGATTATTTCCTTAAATCATTTTGTAGTATTATATTAGAATCAATTACTGATAATGTTTTTATAACAGAAAAGTTAGATAAGTGTTTACTTGCAAAACAACCTTTTATTATATTCGGTGGTTCTAATTATTTAAATCATTTAAAAGAACTTGGATTTAAAACATTTGATAAGTGGTGGGATGAAACATATGATATAGAAACATCTGAAGAAAAACGAATGAATCAGATTGTAGATTTAGTAACAGAATTAAGTCAACTAACTCTTTCTCAATGTGAAAGAATATATAAAGAAATGTATGATGTGTTAGAGCACAATTATAATCTAAGAAACAAGATTAAAAATAACTACCAACATGAGGGATGTTATTCTGATGTATCTTATATTAAAAATAATTTGAAATGAAAAACATAATAGTTAGTGGATGTTCGTATTCTCAGAATTGTGGTCATATACCATATCCTGAATTACTTAAAAAAAGAACTACCTCATCGGTTACCAACCTTGCATGGCCAGGTCAAGGTAATGATTCTATTATAAGAATCATAAACGAACAAATAGAACAAGGTGCTAAAGATACTTTGTTTATTTGTCAATTATCTTATTTACATAGGATAAGTTTATTTTGTAATGCAAATCAAAAGTGGACTGATTTTCAACCAAACTTTATAAATCAAAAACCACAAGTAAGAGATGGAAATGTTGTGTTTGATTTTAACAAAGATATAAAACATAACAAAGGAGGTATTGGTACATTTAAATCTACAAAAGAAAAACAAGTAGGATTTACAGAAGAAGAATATCGTGAATTAATGATTTGGTATGAAACATATCTTAAAATAATATATGATGAAAATCATAGGTTTGAATCTTTAATGAAAGATATAGATTCATTAAACTATTCGGTTGATAATAGTGGTAATAAAATTATATACCTTTATTGGCCACATGAAATAGTTGATATAGATGAACTAAAGAAAAGAAACTTTTTTAATATAGATGGAGAATACTCTATGTTAAAATGGAGTATAGATAATGAGATGATATCAAATGATTCACATCTTAATGATAAAGGACATGCAACACTTACAGAATTATTAATAGATAAACTGAATATTGAAACAAAAGAAAATTTAACAATTTTATAGAATATATACTTATATACATGGATACAATTATTACATTTATTTTCGGAATCGTAACGGCACTTATTCTCATAGGAGTAATATTTGCAGTTAGACAGTTGAACGCTTTAAATCAAAAGATAGAAGATTTACAAGATGATATTGAAGAACAAGAAAATGCATTAGAACAACTTGAACAAGATATCACAAGAGAAGTTCAACAGCTGTATGATACAGCAATAGAACAGATTAACCAGAGATTTAACAACCAAGGTTAAACTACCGCTCCGGTCGTCTATCGGTTTAGGACACCACCCTTTCACGGTGGAGAGCGGGGTTCGATTCCCCGTCGGAGTACAACTATCGTTCATTGAAATATTAACTAAAATTAAAATTAAAAATTATGGAAACACTTTATATTGTAATAGGTGCATTCTCATCCATCTTTATATTCCTATTGGGGTATGCGGTGAGTGGTGTATTTAATGGAAAAAAGCGATTAGATTATTTAGAATCCTATATAGAGGATACTGAAAGACAGATTAACAATCTTGATAGAGATATAAATCTGAGAGTAGATAAAGATATCGAAGATACACATCAAACATTTAGAGATGTAGAAATCGATTTAAGAAGTCAGTTAGATTCGAGACTGGATAAACTTACGAATCAAATAATTAAAAAGATTCCACCTACCAACGAAGAGTTGATAGAAAGAATCGAGAAAATAGAAGAAGAATCTTACAGACTTCGAATGAATATGTAAGATTTTATTTGAACGATAGTTAAGGGGAATTAGCTCAGCTGGCTAGAGCGCTTCGCTTGCACCGAAGAGGTCATCGGTTCGACTCCGATATTCTCCACTAATTTTAAAACACAATTATGAGTAAATTAAAAGAGAAGTTTGGTAAGTACTTTGAATTCAAAAATACCATTGATGGAATGACATATTTTCTGAGAGGATTAGCAACTATATTATTTGCTATTCCAATTGGAATATTCATGGGAATAGGAATTGTAACAATGGCAGCAAATGTACTTGTTGGTAGTTTACTTGTTTTATTAGGATGTTTGTTTATTATACCAATGATTTGGTTTTCACTAGCAACATCCTATAAAAGAATAAATGCATTCTTTCCAAAACAGGCAACTCTTCTAACTATATTGACATTTCTTTGGTCTGGTATAGGAGAAGTTTTTAATCCTAATAGTGGAGTACAACCAGGTGATACTTTCGTAAACCCAGCAAGTAGTCCAATCTATATAGTAATAATCCTTGTAGGTTTGATTTGGAGTTTCTATTTACTATTTGGTAATTCCAAAGTTAAGAAACATATTGGATAAACTAAAGGTAGGAGAAGTGGCAGAGTGGTCGAATGCACTGGTCTTGAAAACCAGCGTACTTAACGGTACCGGGGGTTCGAATCCCTCCTTCTCCGCAAAAAATAACAAATGAGATTTCCTTCATATAAAAGACCGATACGATATATTAACAATACACCATATCTTGTTCATGCAATTATACCGATTGAAAGATGTAAGAATGTTAACATGATTAAGGAATGGTTGGGAGTTGATACGGCTTTTAAAGTACAAAGAGAAGGAAGTTATTGGTTTTGTGAAACAATCGAAGATGTAAATTGGGAACAGATATAATTATATAATATGAGGTGGGTAGAATACTTTAGAAAATTGGCACATACAGTTAAACTTAAATCCAAAGATGAGAGTACACAAATAGGTGCAATTATTGTTGGTAAAGATAAAGAAATAGTATCTACTGGTTACAACTCATTTCCAAGAGGATTAAAAGATTACGAAAAAGAAAGACAGGAAAGACCAGAAAAGTATTTTTGGTTTGAACATGCAGAAAGAAATGCTATTTATAATGCTGCAAGAATAGGAGTATCAACTAAAGGTTGTACTATGTATCTATCTTGTGGAATCCCTTGTTCAGATTGTACAAGAGGAATTATAAATTCAGGTATCACACGAATCTTTTGTGAAAGAGGTGATGTTACCAAAGGCCCACATTGGGAAGAAAACTATGAAAGAAGTTGGGCCATGTTGGAAGAGGCTGGAGTTAATGTACAATTTTATGATGATGAATTCTATGGATAATAAAGAAAACAAACAGACAAAGGAAATACTCGATGAAATAGTAAAGTTGAAGCTTCAACATCCACTATCAGAAGAGGGTAAGTTACGAATACAAAAACTACAACAGAAGTTAAACAAGTCATGACAGAAGAAAAGATGATTGAGGAAATTCTATACTCTTCTCATTCAGTAGGAAAGATGAGAGAGGTGATGGATAGAGCACATGATATTATGGGGTCTGAAGAATTTAAAGAAAGAAGAGTAGATGCTTACACTCAAGCGTATAGAGAGTTAGTTTCTTCGGAAGGATATTAGTGGGTGAATGATTATACACCAAAAACAAATTCAGCAGAATGGCATATTACTTATAAGTGTGATTTAAATTGTACTAATTGTAATAGGTTCTGTTTTTTACCACCCACCACTAAAGATATGACTTTAGATGATGCAAGATTGTTTGTATCACAATGTAAAGAATTAAACTGGTCACCAAAGATTATTTTAATGGGTGGTGAACCAACACTACATAAAAATATATTCGAGTTTGTTGAAATAGCAAAAGAGATAACAGATGATATTGAAATATACTCAAACTGTTTTAGACCACAATCAAAACCCATATTAAGAAAACTAAAAAAACTTGGAGTTAAATCACCAGAGTGGGCATATAAACCAAATGGAGATGTACCATTGCAGAATCAAAACCAAATGTTGGCTCCAATAGATTTTGGAGTAAAGAATCATGGCCCATGTGATTGGCACTCATCAAGATACTATAAAGATATAGGATGGAACTGTGGTATATCAGTTGATTCAGAAGGATATAGTGTTTGTATAGTTGGGGGAGCTGTTGATGGTTTACTTGATTTAAATTTAAGAACAAAAGATTTAAAAAAGATATTTGATAAAAAGTTTGCTGAATATCAAACACATGAATTATGTAATAATTGTGGAGCTTGTTTTGATGTAAATGAACACGATAAGAATCACTCTATACCAGATGAAGTAAATCAATTCATTGATAAAGTAAGTTCTGTAAGAGGAGCATTAGTATCACCAAAATATAAACAAGCTATTGAAGATAAGTTTGGAGTGAGTTTTTTAGATTAATATATTTATTAGTATATGGCACTAAATAAATTTGGAAAAGATTCGGGCATCTTCGGATGGAGAAGGAAAAGAGAAAGTAGATTAAGGAGTAGACCTATTCAAGGAATTACACCTCCACCTCCCCCTGCCAATATTACACCCCCACCCCCACCACCAAGTAGTAAGAACGATGGTGGTAAAAAGGCAGGTGGTAGTGTAAGTAAACAAGTAAATAGACCAACTCAAGCAAAGACAATTCCTGTTTCACCAATTCAATCAACATCAGCGATAAAATCAAATTCATCCTTACCTTATGTACAAAATCCATATCCAGCAGACATAGGATTAGACCCAAGTGCGTATTATACAGCCGATGGTAAGGATATAAAATTTACAGGCAAATATCCTGATAACTTTTTAACATTTACTGAAGTGCCAGTTGGTGATATAACCGCTGTATCTGGTATCAACATTAACTTTATTGTAAAGTTTAGTGATGGAACTTTTTATACATCACCACAATTTAAAGGTATATTAGAAGCTGAACAAAGGTCAAGAAATCCATATAAAAACAGAAACACAGTTCCTACTATCAATATAGATTCTAATTTCTTAACCTCATATGCTGGAAAAAATAAATTCAAAACACCTGAAGATTATGCAGAAGTTTCTGTAACAAAAACAATATCATCAAAACAAGATATATTAACACACATCAATTGGTTAGTAGGTCCTGGTGAAACACTAAGAGAGGCAAAAGAGATTGGAAGTTGGAGTGTTGAAAAAACTGAACAACTTGGGATGGACCACCAACCTGCATTAGATGCATTGGAAGGACAAGAAAGAATACAATCAGCTGAAGAACCAAATGTAGAAGTAGATGTAACAACGGCTTCAGACCCAGTCCCAACTACACCAATAGAAACTGATAACAATGAAGGTAATGATACAGCAACAACACCAACGGGAGATTCAACACCCCCACCTCCACCAAAACCTACACCAGACCCATTACCTCCACCACCTCCACCGCCACCGATAGTACCTCCGTTTAATGTGAGTGTACCTCCAATGACAGGTGGAAAGAAAATTATATGTGGTGAATTGTATAGACAAGGATATCTATCGGAAACAATATGGAAAGCTGACCAATTGTTTGGAAAGAAAGTATTTAAAACACATCCTCGTATAATGTTAGGATATACTTTTTGGGCAAGAAATGTGGTAAAGTATATGAAGAATAATCCACATAGAACTGAGAGATTATATAGATTTTTTAAACCATGGACAGAACATATGGCATACCGAATGGGTGTTGTAGAAAAAGATAACTTGTTGGGTAATATTACTCATAAAGTTGGTTATGTTATTTCTTTAGTTGTTTACAACTATCACCAAATTAAATGGGGAAGGTTTAAATTTTCGTATGGTAAATAAATATTATAACATAGTTAGTTGGAAAAAGTATCTAATTCCACATACAGATAGAATAAAAAACTTCTTAGATTCGAGAGGAGTAGATGTGTTTACACAAATATCTGATATGATAAATAAAGCAAGTATTACAAAACAAAAAGAAGTTGTTCTTGTTGTACATCCACACTTATCAAGTGCTATATCTATAAAAGAAAAAGATTATCTTGAAGTACTTAATTTGTGTATAGATTTTCTTGCATCAAAAGAACAATATGAAAGATGTAGTAAAATAAAAAAATATAAACAAAATCTAAAAAAGAACAAGAGTAAAGAATCAAAAACAACCAAAAGTTTAATTTGAACATATTTATAGAAGTATAGATAAAAAGGATATATCCCACATATGAAAGGTACATTAATTTCAGTTGATTTTGTTAAGGATTCAGATGGCAATTATAGATTTGTCGAAATGAATACTGATACTGCAGCCTCAAACAACTTTATAAATACTCATTTAGATTGGAGTGAACTAATTGCTTGGTTTACATCAACACCAGAATTAGAATCAAGTGTTGATACTGTTGGTGTTGTATTTAAAGAAGAAATACATCGTAATTTAGTAAACTCATTATCTCAATCAATACACACAAACCTTGGAGACCAGATTACTACATGGGTTGAAGAATCGGAAGATATTGATACTATCTATCCAACCACAATAGAAGATAATTATAACAAAATGATTATTAGAATGGCCTATGATGAAAACGCCATTCTTGATTCAACTTATTGTAAAAACGCATCTAATGCACTTGAATTATTTGTAGATAATGATGATAGTGGTAGTTGTGTTAATTTTTATTACTCATCATCAGAAGATGGAGTATATGATAGTTTAGATATATCTGAAAACTCATCACCATTTCCTGATTTCGTTTACAAACATAAAACACCACACAATAGTGTTCAGTTTGGAAAGATACCTCATGTTTCTGACTCTGCAACATTACAAGAAAGATGGGATAAGTTAAAAGAATATAGTGCTTCAACAGGTAGTAATGATGAATTATTTATAATGAATTATCATGTTGCTCCATCATACTCTACTGATAATGTTGTTCAATCATTAAGACAATATTATATTGTACATGGTGATAACTTATCATTGTTTCATATAGGAAGTCATGTAATTCCTGCTCAATATACATTACCATCAGCATCTGTTATTGATACTGCTTCATATAATCAATGGTCATCATCTATTGAAATGATGAGTGGTAGTAATGTAGATGATATACCATATATGTACCCAAGAAAACATTACTATGAATACTCAACATCTTTACCAAAAGAAAATAGAGTAAACATGGATGGTGTTTATGAAACAGAACAATTTGTTTCATCTTCAGATGAGAATGTAGTACCATGGATGATACCAACTGGCTCTACATTAAAAACAATACATATTGCTGGAATGCCTGATACAGATGTTTCATCAGAATATTTACAATTTTCATATACAGGTTCTGCTTTACCATCTGGTTCATACGAAACTTCATCGGTAGTTACTTCAGTTTCATGGCAACCAATGAAAACAAATACTTTATTCGAAGTATCTCTTTCTAATGATGATAAGAAATATTTTGGTGAAGGAGCTGCTGTATTAACATACTCAACATCATCTGATGAAACAAGATTTGAAATTGTAAACACATTAGAAGCAGATGATAATTACTTTGTTAATAAAGATGGAAATTTAATAGATATAACTTCAGTTAAACATCTTGTTTTCACAGAACCAACCGGTAGTTTTGTAAAGATAGATGTTGAATCAACTGATACACTTTTAACTGATGGTAACTATTTCTCGATTGTTGTACACAACGCTTGTTTTGTAGAAGGTACAACTATATCTTTATCAAATGGAGATACTAAAAACATTGAAGATATTATTGTTGGAGATGAAGTTCTTTCATATAACGAAGAAACTAAAGAAATAGAAAGTAAAAAAGTAATAGGTACACAAACACCAAACCATACTAATTTAGTTAAATATAAATTATCAAATGGAACTGAATTAGTTTGTACACATGACCATCCATTCTACATTGAATGTGATGCTAAAGATTTAGCTTCATTTAAACCTGGTAAAACTCTTTCAAGATACAATTGGAAAGATGATAGAGTTGCTTTAATAGAGGTTGGTGATAATCTTTATGATTCAAACTTAGAACCAGTAACTATTGAATCGATAGAAGATATAAGTAATGAAACAGTTAAAACATTTATATTCCAAGTAGAAGATAATAGTAACTTCTTTGCAAATGGAATATTAACACACAATAAAGGACAGGTATAATCATGGCAGTACAAAAATCAGAAATACAAAATCATGTTTATCGTTCAAAAGAAAACGGTACAGTATCAGCAAATATCACAGCGGTAAGTAACAGCGAAGTAACTTCATGTAAATCAGTTGTTACAAACTTAATGACATATATTATCGCAAAACACTCTTAGTAAATTAACTCTTCTATATTTATATTCGTAAAGATGTTACTTTATGGATACAACTAAGATACTACAACTAAAACTTACAAAAGAAAGTTTAGTTCCTTTTGAAATCTTGGAAGATTATAAAATAGTTTTGGTAAATAAAGAAAACTATAATACTTATCTTCGTGAACTTTCCTATGTTTCACATTTAATGAAACAAGACTTCGATTGGGTTGGGATTCCTGATGAACTTATGTTACATAGTAGGTTCGAAACACACAACTCTTCAGTACATTTATTTTACTACAACCATTCACCAATTGGTTGGATGTGGGGTAATCCAAACCACACACCACTTTGGGAAGAAATGTATCAACCACTTAAGCCAAATGAGATGTTTGTTGGTGGTGCATTTGTTACTCAAAAATTAAAAAACAAACCAAAAGGATGTGGAGTTAGTATGTATCATTTAACTCTAAAAAAGTTTTTAGAGTATGATGGAGTTGATTGTTTGTATTCACATGCTGACACTTGGAATGATAAATCAATTCATATTTGTTATAAAGTGGGTTGGTATGATTTTAATTTTATAAAGGAGAATAATGGCAACACAGAACATTAGTAAACAAGCACCAAAAGGTAAAATAAAGTTTTCAATAACTCTATCAGAAGAACAAAAGATGGCAAAGACAAATATCTTATACCATCCATATAACTTCGTAATGGGTAAAGCTGGTAGTGGTAAAACATTACTTGCAGTACAAATTGCATTAGATATGTTTTTTACTCGTAAGATAAATCAAATCGTTATAACAAGACCAACAGTATCAAATGAGGATAATGGATACCTACCAGGTTCATTAGATGAAAAGATGGAGCCATGGTTAGTACCGATTCGTTCTAATATGAGAAAGGTTTATAACAAACCAACTATATTACAAAAGATGGAATCGGATGAAAACATCGAGTTAGTATCACTATCTCACTTTAGAGGTAGAACCTTTGATAATGCTTGTGTAATCGTAGATGAGTTTCAGAACTTAACTAAACAACAACTTAGTATGGTGTTAGGTAGATTAGGAAAAAAATCAACTATGATTCTTACAGGTGACCCACAACAAATAGATTTAAAGTTTCCAAATGATTCAGCAATACACGAAGTACCAAAAATCAAAGAATCACAATATGTATATCAAGTAAGTTTATTAGATAATCATAGACATGAATCATTAGATGAAATACTAAGATTATTATCCGCTTATGCAACATAGGTTATGAATACACAAAGATTTTACCCTCCATCAGAGTGGAAGAGAACAAAACATAATGCAAATTTTATTGGGCTAATTCGTTTAATAAACGAGTTAAGTATATTTGTAGACGGTGGAAATATTGAAGTTAACTTTTCTGAAGAACCAACCATGATTGAGATTGGTAGTTATATGGGAGAATCAACTATGATGTTTGCATCTTCTGGTATATTTAAAAAAATATATACAATAGACCCACATGAAGGTGATGAGAACTTTAATAAGAAATATAATATTACATGGGATTGGGTGAAGACTCAATATCAAATAAACACTCGGCATTTTAAAAACATATCTTTAATATCAGATTATAGTTACAATGTAGATTATTTATTTAATGATAATAGTATTGATTTTATTTATATTGATGGGAATCACTCATATGAATCTGTTAAAAAAGATTTAAAATTATATCTACCAAAGATAAAAAACAATGGAGTTATAGCAGGACATGATTATTCAACAGAATATAGTGGAGTCATGGATGCTGTAGATGAAATACTTGGAGAACCTAACCTAACCTTTCTTGATTCAAGTTGGATTTACATTAAAAAAAATAAAAGTTTATTGTAAAATAATCCACTTTCTGCTTGGATTTCTCATTTATTTTTCGTATATTTACTATGTAAATAATTAATAACACTTAAAACTTAAATTATGTATTCATTAGATTGTTCCTTTTTTACTGAAACCTTTAACACGATTGATGAGTTAATCAACCATGTTATGATAAGTGGTTCAGACCCTAATTATGAAATCACCAAAAATGGTAACCCTACTGGTGAAATGGCAATTGATTTAATACAATTTTAATAAACTTACTATGACACAATTTGAAATTTGGTTAGATAAAGTAAACGAAAAACGAAAAACTTATTGGAACGATAATTACAATCACAAAGAATATGAACCATTAACAATATCTAAAGGTAATAAATACATGAAGATTATTGATGGTGGTTCTGTTTGGGGATTCGTTTCAATGTTCGAAGGAGTTAATAAAGGTTCTCTTGTATGTAAGGGAGATTTATTGAAACCCGCTTCTTGGAATTCACCAGCCAAACACTCAAGAGGAAACATCTTTGATGGTTCTGATAAATGGAGTTATTACGGCCCAACCTATCTTATATAAAAAAACTAATCTATTATTTGGAAATTTAAATATTTCACCGTATCTTTAAAAAGTTAAAGAAGCCAAAGTGGTGGAACTGGTAGACACGAGGGACTTAAAATCCCTTGAACAGTAATGTTCGTGTGGGTTCGATTCCCACCTTTGGTACAAGATATGGCTCCGTAGCTCAGTTGGATAGAGCATCTGCCTTCTAAGCAGACGGTCAAAGGTTCGAATCCTTTCGGAGTCACTAAGCTCTCATAGCTCAGTTGGTTAGAGCACTTCACTCATAATGAATAGGTCATAGGTTCGAGTCCTATTGGGAGCACCTAAAAAACTCAAAAATAATTCACTTTTTGCTTGGCAGTCTCGGCTTTTTTTCGTATATTTACTATGTAAATAATTAAGATATGAAGTTAAAAAAAGAAGATATTATAAAACTTAAAAACTATAAACACTACGAGAAGTTAGTAAAGAAATCAGAAGGTAAAGGTAAGATGCCACAACTAAGATGGGTTTCCGATTTACTTACTGAAATAAACATCGACCACAATTACTCTGATTGGAGTGAAACTAAGTGGAGACCAAATGGATTAAGATATCACACAAGTGGTGGTTCGAGAGAATATACTGGTGGTAGATTGAGAATCTCTGAGATTAACTTTGATGCTACTTCTACCGATACTTACTACTCTTGGAACACTTGGAGTTATGTTAGAGATATTCTAAACCTTATAAACGATAAGTTAAGTATCGAACATTTCTACTCTCAAGGAAAAGTATATATAAAAGAAAAATAAAACCTTAAAATATGATAAAATATAAAAATTACAGTAATATAAACCAATCAAACTATATGGAGTTGGATTCCAAATTTTTAACTCTACTAAAGTTAGTAAAACAATGTCATAAATCCGCTTCTTGGGGTGATGATGTATTTGTTGAAAAACTAATTTCTTCAGTTGTTGATTTAGATTCAATACCTGATTGGTTAGAGATTGATGAAGATTATTTAAAAAAAGTTGCTAATAGTTAAAACCTTAAAATATGATAAATAAAATAAAATCCAAAATGTTAACCTACCTATTTAAAGATTGGGTAGCCAATGAATATGATTTAGAAACCTTAGAGCTTACTAAGGGGATGATTCATAATAGAGAAGTTATGTTAAAAACCATAATTGATAAAGTACAACATAAACCAATCTTAGGATTCAGGCAACATACTAAAATATAATGAAAAAACTTATTGGACTATTATGCATTCTATTATTAATAGGATGTGAGAAGGAAGAACTGGTATCAATCGATATTGATGATATCATTGTAGATGATAACACTACAAACCCCATAACACAAACAATTTATAAAGAATCTTATTTAAACCAAAAAAGTGGTATTGTATTTTTATGGGGAGGCCCTGCTGGTGGTGGTGGAGTTCCTACCTATATTACAAATATGGGAATTAATACTCAAGGCCCACAAGGATTTAATCAAGGAGCGGCATACCACGATGTAAATGGTGATGGGTATATTGATATACTTGCATCAAGAACATGGGATGATAATAATCAAGAAATACCATCTATCGATTGGTATATAAACCAAGGTGATAACAAAAATTTTAGGATAGATACTTCATACATAACACAGAGTACATCTGATATGAGAGCACATAAAATACTCAAAACAGATGTTAACAACGATGGTTTGGCTGATTTTATAATACTTGGTGTAGATGAAAGAGTTCAAGGAAACTATGGTGGTAATTTTACTGTATTGATTAGAAACTCTACATTTCCAATGTATATGGTAAAAGAAATTGATAATGGTACTGGTCTTTGGTATCACAATGGAGCTGCTGGAGATATAAATGGAGATGGTAATGTAGATGTAGTTGCGGCACAATACATATGGTATGGAGATGGTTCGGGTAACTTTACAAACACATATATTGATTTACATCAATGGACTAGTCCAATACTAAGTTATGAAATATTAGATTTTAATTCAGATGGTTATAACGATATAATTGTTGGTACTCATAGTTCAAACCAAATGACCTCAACAATAATATGGGGAGATAGTAATGGATTTGATGTACAAAACAAAACATCTCTACCAGAAACAAATTCAGATGGAACATTTGATATCGAGTTTTTAGATGTAGATAGAGATGGTGATTTAGATATTGTTGAAGGTAGATATTACGCACCTAATACAGGATATGATTCTCAATTAGTAACATATTTAAATAATGATGGTATATTCACACTCGATACTACAATACTTGAACAATCAAAAGATGGCCAAGGATTAAACTCAGAACAATGGAACTCAGATAACTTTGGTTGGACACAATTCAAAGTAGATGATATTGATAACGATGGAATAGATGATATTATTGCTGAAAACTTTCACGATGGTAAATACAATGGTTTAAAACTTATAAATGGAACTTGGACAAAATACAGATTTAATTAACCAACATAGATTATATCTTAATGATAAAGTTTTAAGAATATATACGAACAATTCTTCTATTGATGATATTTTAATATCAATATTAGAATATTCTAAATCAAACCATTCTTTCATAATATTAAATGAAGAAGAAACTATAAATCAAAGTGAATACTTTGAGGCAATATGTAATTTAATTAAATCATTACCCAATGAGATTTATATAATGCAGAGTTCTTTAACAAAACATCTGTATTCAGTTGAACCTCTTTTAAATCTTATTCAATGGAAGTATGGATATATCAGAAACAAACCAAGTGATACTAAAGATACACTCAAAATATTTCCAAACAACTTATTTGATAAATCATATAAAACAAACAAATCAAATAAACTAATATTATCAATTCGTTCAGATAATGACCAGAGAGATTATTTAAAAAGTAGATTAAAAAATAACTATGATGGGATAGTTAGATTAAATACAGATTCCAATATTGGTTGGCCAGAGTTACTTAAAGAATATGGTAAATCACTATTCTCTTTTGTAGTTGAAACAAACTATCCAACCACAACAAATCTATCAAGTGTAACTGAAAAGAGTGTTATACCTTTTATAACTAACTCTATTCCAATTGTTCTTGGTAAACAAAACATTGTAAAAGATTTAGAAGATTGTGGATTTTGGATTGCAAATAAAGATTTTGGTTTTGATATTGAAGATACATATGTTGATTACTCTAAATCTAAAGTAAATGCATATGTGAGATGTTTAGAAATAATTAATAAGTTAAGTTATAAGAAATGTTTAGAATATTATAATCAAAACATAGATAGAATAAAAACAAACAGAAAAATAATAGTTGATTTGTACCAAGAAAAATACTTAAAAAAGCTTGTGTAATTCAAAAATTTTTCGTATATTTACATAGTAAATGAGAGATATGATAAAAAAGAAAATAGTTTATATTGATATGGATGGGGTCTTAGTTGACTTCGGTAAAGCAATTGATGATTGGTTTAAACAACATCCACATTTAGAAGATAGATACAAAACCTTTCCTGACCACATACAAGGTTTATTCAGAATTGCTCCACCTATCAAGGGTGCTATCGAGGCAGTTAAGAAACTACATGAAAGTGGTAAGTATGAATTATTCATAGCTACTTCAGCTCCTTGGGGTAACCCACAATCAAATACTGATAAAAGATTTTGGATAGAAGATTACTTCGGTGATATCTTCCACAAAAGAATGTTTATTACTCACAGAAAAGATTTACTGATGGGTGATTACCTAATCGATGATAGATTAAAGAATGGTGCCGGTGATTTTAAAGGTAAACTTTTGAGATTCGGTTTCGATTGGGAAAACGATAACAAACCAAATGAGTTTCCAACATGGAAAAGTATATTAGATTATTTATTATAGGAATACTATTATCATCTTGTTCAATAGCAGATGATGTGTTAGTATTAGATGAACCAACCTTAGAAATAGATGGTAGGTTACCAATGGATGATAATGGATATTATCACTTAGAATTAAATCAAGATACAAATCAAACCATCCATACGATTGGTGGTACAATTGATAATCATGAATTATATAATCCACTAAAAGTAGAGTGGAGTAGTAACTTAGATTGGGTATATCAAGATATGTTAGTTGATGTTACTAACCATTCTTCTTATTCTATAAATGGTGAAGTTAATAATGTAATTGCACCTGTTAGAACAATGGTTGGGGATACACTTATATTAACAGGCGTAATTAGAGAACACTTAACTTCTGATACAATAAAAATAGTTTTAGATTAATGGTAAATACAATAGAGTTTCCAATGACTCCTATAACCGAAGAAACATTTGAAAGACAGGGTTGGGAAAAACATATAGATTCAGATGGAGGAGCGAGCGAAGATGAACCATCTGAGTATTACTATTATATGTTACCATTACCTAAAGATAATCCTGATGAACGAGCACCAGCTTTAGTTTCTTCAACGAATGATGAATATAAAGATATTGAAGAAATGAAAAAGGGAGAATATTATATTGAAATCGATGGATTGTTCGGCCTTGGGTTTTGTAGATACGAAGAAGAACTTGAATCGTTATATCAGAATTTGACAAAATTACCATTAGAATGACATTTTGTCATACTATAACCTTACAAAACTGACAAATTGTCATACTATAACCTTACAAAATGAATTGGTATGAATTTGGTACAATTAATAGTAAAATATGTTTAATTAAAATAAAAGGAATATTATGTTTTACACAATTAATGAAAACTTCGTAGATAATTTTTTTAGAGATATCTACACAACAAAAACAACAAACAGATTAAATTCATCATTTGAAGCAGAAACTTTAGAAGATGGTAAACAAAAAGTTACAGTTAACACTATTGGACATAATCCAAAGGATATTACAGTAGATGTTACTGAAGAGGAAATTACAATCAAATCTAAAAAAGGAGAAGATACTTCTTCATTTGTAAGAGATATTGATTTAACATTGACAGTTGGTACTGATTATGATGGTACAAAAACAACTGCAAAATTTGATAATGGGTTACTCACTCTCCTCATTGATAAGAAGATTAATAAGAAGGCTAAAACCTTAAAAATCTCTTATTAATACTCATATCATTACTTAGAAAAGGGGGATGGAAATCCCCTTTTTTTATATTCTAATATTTATAATAGTACAACAAAATATATCATATATGAAAGATATTTATATACCAAAGGTTTCGAACATTATAGATTCTTGTATAAACAAGAACAAAGTTGTAAAGGAAATGGTTACAGGAGAAAGACCTGCCGATTCTAAAACAGCAAGTACCTATTTACAAGAAATAGAAAAGGCTCTTGAAGAAATCAAAGAGTTTATTGAAAGAGGATAATATAAATGAAATTCAGAACATTACTATTGGGGTTATCCGCCCTATTTGTGGCATTTAACGCGGCTTTCTTTTCAGTTAGTGGTTTATCTAAACTATTCGCTGGTGCTTCACTATCAGTAATGTTAATGGCAAGTTCATTAGAATTAGCAAAACTTATTACGGCTGGTTATCTTTACAACTATTGGGAAAAGATAAACAAAGTATTTAGATGGTACTTGGTAACAGGTGTTGTTATACTTGTATTAATTACTTCACTTGGTATCTATGGATTCCTTACATCTGCATTTCAAGACACCTTTAATCAATTCTCAGTAAATGAAAAAGAAAAAACATTCCTACAACAAAAAGAAAAGTTCTACTCGGATGATGTTGCAAGATATGATGAAGAGCTTGAAAGAATATCTAATAATATTAGTACTCTTTCCAATGCTAAATCACAATCAATCCAAGTACGGGACACATCGGTTGTGGGGGGTGTTAGAACCACGATATCCACGGCTGAGTTACGCTTGGCACAAAGTAGAATCAATGTGGAAGAAGAAAATCGTAAAGGTGTTCAAGCGAAAAGAGAAGTAGCCGCTGATTCATTACAATCTATTCAGTTAAAGATTTTAGATTTAGATACAAACTTAGAAGGTGCATCTGAATTAGGACCACTACAATATCTAAGTGGATTAACTGGATATGGAATGGATAGAATCATCAACTGGTTAATCTTAATCATTATCTTTGTGTTCGACCCTCTTGCAGTTGCACTTGTAGTTGCATTTAACAATGCTTTAAAAGTTGATAAAGGAGTTGTTGATAAACAGAAAGTAATTCGTAAGAGAGAGTTATATGATGAAGTACCTGAAGAAGAGGTAATGGATGAATTAGATAATGATGAAGATGAAGAAGAAATTGTTGAAGAAGAGGAAGAACTTACAGAACTACAAAAAACATTGTTAATGGATGTAGAAGATGAGGAAGAAGTTCTACCAGATGAAGCAAGAGGATTTGCTCCACCAATAGAACAAGATTTTGATAAAGAAGATTTAAATAAAGATGGTGAAGTAACCGAAGAAGAAAGAAGAAAGTTCTATGAACAAGGTGGATGGTCAAATTCTTATAATGGAAAAGATTACTGGCAACATCCTTGGTTTGATTGGAAAAAAACTGAAAGATGGATTAATAATAGACAAGCCGTAAACTTCTGGCTTAACCATCGAGGTGGTACAATTAGAACATTGGATAACTTGAAAGATAATTATCCTGATGATTTCACAAAAAAAACTTACTAAAATATTTGGATAATTCGATTTTTTTTCGTATATTTACATTAGTAAATAAACTATAAAAGAATAAATATGAATTTAGGATACGCTTGTATTAACATGACTTTGGGTAAACAAAAACCAAAAGTAACTACTAATCGTTCAATGATTAAGAGAACCTTCTTAGAGAAGGGTTTAGAGTATGCTGGTGAATTATCTCTTCAAAACGCTAGAGATTTATTCACTATCTTAGAATGGAACAATCAGAACAACATCAAATGTTTTAGATTATCTTCTGATATATTTCCATGGGCTTCAGAGTATGGTATTGAAAACTCACCATACTACAAACGAATTGAAACAGTACTTCAGGCGTGTGGGCATTATGCAACCACCAATGGTATTCGTATTACCTCGCATCCTGGTCCATTCAATGTACTTGTATCTCCAAGAGAAAATGTTGTAGAGAATACAATTACTGATTTAGAATTACATGGTAAAGTATTTGATATGTTGGGATTATCTCGTACACCATATAACAAACTAAACATTCATTGTAATGGTGTGTATGGTGATAAACAGTCTGCGATGGATAGGTTCTGTAAGAACTTCGAAAGGTTATCAGAATCAGTAAAATCCCGTCTAACGGTAGAAAACGATGATAAGGGTACAATGTACTCAGTAAAAGATTTGATGTACATACACGAAAGAATTGGTATTCCTATTGTATTCGATTATCATCACCACAAATTCAACACAGGTGGTTTAACTGAACAAGAGGCACTTGAATTGGCAATCTCTACATGGCCAAAAGGTATCAAACCAATTGTTCATTATTCAGAATCAAAAGCATTACACGAAGGTAATGAAAAACTAAAACCACAAGCTCACTCTGATTACATCAATGATTTACCTGATTTATATGGTAACGATGTAGATGTGATGGTTGAGGCTAAGGCAAAAGAATTATCTATACTACCATTTATTAATTCTAATAAGTGTGAGTATAGTGGATTATTAAGTACATCAAGTTATGAATAAAATAAAACAACACTTACAAAGATATATAGGTTGGTACTTCTTAGTAGCATCTATATGGATGATGTTTCAAGAAGGATATGGAATGGAAGGATTCCTTATTTTCTTTTTAACCATTTTAAAAGTACCACCATTTGATTTAGTTGGTAGAGGATTCGATTGGGCTGGTAGAGTTGGTACAAAGTGGGGATTGAGGATGAAAGCTTGGAAAGAAAAACAAAACAAACCAGTTCAGGTATTAGTAACAATAATCGCTATTATTATAATGATACTAATCGTTTGGTTTATGCCAGAATGTGAATTATGTTAACAGCAAAAGAATGGTTAGATAAACAAGAGTGGGAAAATAAGTTCGTTGAATCCACTGCTTGGTCACATCATACAATGTTAGATACTTTGATGGAAGTATATGCAAAGTATTACATGAAAGAAAAATTAAAAGATATTGAAAAGAAAATCAATGTTAATAAATTTATTTAATTATGGATAGAGGTAAAAGGTTGCAGAAATCAGAAACTGCAAGAGAGAAAAGAAAGAAAGTTAAAGAGGTAGTAGATACCATCGAAAAAAGAAAACATGCTGATGTTAAAAATCTTAAAAAGAAATATAAAAAGATTAAAAATAGACATCACGATAATAAATTATAAGTTATGGATAAATCAGAAATAGTAAAAAATTTAAAACAAATCAAAGAACTCGTATCAGATACACCAACTATGGCAAAAGCCAGAATGGATTTTTTAATAGATGAAATTGAAAAAGGTAGACAATATAGAAGTAATCAAGGAAGAAGTGATAGCCAAGTTCAAAGTAATCACAAAATGTTATTTTGGTCTGTGATTGGTTTGGTTGTTACATTTCTTATTTCATTATTATTTTCTTAGACATAGTGGGAAACTTAAATAGAATGCCAGAGATAGTAGTAGTACATAAAAGACCACGAAAGAATGGTAAAATATTTTTGGAAGTATTTGAAAATACACGAGTAGATGATATTATAGTTACCACAAAAAGAAAACCATTAATACCAAAAGAAAATGAAATTTTAGAATTGGGAGTTGGTATATCGTTTGTAGAAAAATATAAGAAAAAATATAAGTTATGATTGAACCGAATGGAAGTATTGTATTTTTAGGTGATTCGTTTACATGGGGACAGGGTTTACAATATTATCATCTGATGTTACACCATGGATGGACTGAATCGCAATGTAACGAACTTTTTGATAGATGTTGTGATGGTTCGTTTAGATTTGAGTTTTTAGGATTTGAGGCAGATGAATATAGACGAAAACATTCCTATCCATATATTGTTTGTAAAGAACTAAACAAAATAATGGTAAATCCAATTTTTGAAAATGGTGGAGATAATTCAAGAATAATTGACTTTATTGAATTATTACCCCATCCACTTTTTATATCACATAATTCTGTGGATTATATAGTTGTTCAGTTTTCACATCCATTAAGACAAGTAGATATATCTAAATATAAAAGTGTAAATGAGTTAGTATTAGAACAAGTAAATAAAGTGAATGAGTTGTGTGAGAGATTAAATAAAAAGTGGTTTGGTATTTCTTGGATTGATGAAACTGCAAAAATAATTAAAGAAAACTATCCAGATAACCATGTTCCTATTTTATATAAAGATAAAGAATATCTTTCAATGGATGAGAGAAATCATGATATAAAAGAATTACTTATAAATTATGATACTAAAATAAATGATTCACATCCAAGTAAAAAAGGTCATGAAGTTATGGCAAAATCAATTATAAATAAAATTAAATTAAGTTATGAATAAATTAAAATTATATTGGGAGTTATATTATCCCATACTATTAGCATTCCTATCATTTTTATATTCAGTATCCCTATGGTTTACTGGTAATAAATTAGAAGGGATATTTGTTGGAATTTGGGTGCCATCTATTTTGGCATTTGCAATTGCAATTAGACAAAGAAGAAATGATTTCTTTAGAAAAGAAGCGGCTAAGAGAAGATACAAATCTAAAAGAAGAAGATAATGACTGGTAACATGACTGTGATGTTTATTGTTGGATTTATAATCTTTGCATTATACTTAGTTGGTTTACTAACTGTGATAACCAAAGCACATAAACAACAAAGAACAGAATTAGAGAATGACCCTGAATTACAAGGATTTGATTGGGAAGCATACGATAGAGGTATGGAACAAACATACAACCCAAAAAGAAAGAGAAGAACATATAAAAGAAAAACGAAGGTTTGAAGCAAAAGAAGATTTTAATTGTAGTAGGACATCCTGATAAGAAATCATTCTGTTGGAATGGTATCTATAAAACTGCTACAAGACAGATGAGGAAACACAAACAATCATATCGAGTGATTGATTTGTATAGAGATAGTTTCCAAAGACCAAGAACTGATTTGATTAAGAAGTATCAAGAATTGGTAACTTGGTCAACTCACATTTATTTTATCTCACCTGTGTGGTGGTTTAGATTAACTCCAAGAATGGAAGTATTCTTTGATGAAGTATTTACACCAGGTTTTGCATATAAGTTTGTAAACATAACTAAACTATATGCATATCCAAAACCATTCCTCAGAGATAAAAAAGTTAGAACTTATATTACACATGGAGCACCATCACTACCTGTCAGAACTCTATATCTTAACTCAGTCAAACTAAGATTGGTGTTGGGTGTGTTTACCTTCGTCTTCGGATGGAAACTCAGCAGATGGATAAAAACAAAACAATTCTGGTCTGTTCCTTTTGTTTCTCATAAAAAGAGAACCAAGTATTTAACAACAGTAAAGAATGATATTAGAAAAGATTTAGGTCTATGAAATTAAGAGAGAACCAAATAGAACCTGTAGCAATTGGAGTTGAGTTTTTTAGAACTCCAAAAATGAAACCATCGATTATCGTGGCACCAACTGCCTTTGGTAAATCGATTGTAATTGCTGCAATTGCCAAAGAACTTGGTGAGAAGATTTTGGTTCTACAACCATCAAAAGAGTTATTAGAACAAAACTATAATAAGTTTGTTACTCTTGGTGGAACTGCATCAATCTATTCAGCTTCAATGGGTAGTAAAGAAATGGGTCGTGTAACATACGCAACAATTGGTTCGATAATCAATATTGCACACGAGTTCAAAAGTATGGGGGTCAGTAAGATTATAATCGATGAGTGCGATAGATATCCGAGAAACAAATCAGGACAATTGAGGAGATTTGTGGATGGTATGAAAGCAACTCATGTCCTTGGTCTTACTGCAACCCCCTTAAAATTACAAACCAACATGGGAGATACTGGCCCATACTCAAAGTTGGTAATGTTAACAAATCGCTCTAAACATGGAGTGTTCTTTAAATACATACTTCATGTTTCTCAGATTCAAGATATTGTTAAGTTGGGTTATTGGACACCATTAGAATATCAATCTTATGATTTCGATACTGGTGCACTTGTTTACAATTCAAGTGGTGCTGAATATACACAAGAATCTATTGCTCGTTCTTATGAGAACCAAAACATTGGTGATAAGATTGTAAAGAAGATTGAAGAAGTATATGATAGAAAATCTATTCTTGTTGCAGTACCAACGATAGAACAAGCAACAGAACTTGCAAGAAAGATTCCACAAGCTGCAGTTGTACATGGTGGAACTCCTAAGGCAGATAGAAAGAGAATCATAGAAGAGTTTAGAAACCAACAGATACGAGTTATTGTACAAGTTAATGTACTTACAGTTGGATTCGATTATCCTGAATTAGATTGCTTGATTACAGGTAGACCAACCGCATCAATCTCTTGGTGGTATCAGTTTGTTGGTAGAGGAACTCGTATCCACGATGAAAAAGAAAATTGTTTAGTTGTTGATTTCGTAGGTTCAGTAGAAAAGTTTGGTAAGGTAGAAGAACTATATTATAAAGATACTGGTGGCGAAGAATGGGAATTGTTTGGTGAAGGTAAGAAACAAATCACAGGTATTCCAATGCACGAAATAGGAATTCACTTAGAAGGTGGTGTAAATCTTGCAGAAAAAACAAACGAAGATGGTGATATAGAAAAGGTTTATATGACCTTTGGAAAATATAAAGGTAAACCAGTTGCATCAATTCCACCTTATTACAGAAAGTGGTTGATTGATAATATAACTTGGGGGCCTTGGAACATAAAAGTAAAACAAGAAATAGAAAGATTATCTAATTTATAATGTATAGAAAACTTTTGTATAATGATAACTGTATTCTACATGAAGAAACGAATACAGTTATTTTTGATTTTAATGAAGAGTGGAATGATTATGTTGAATGGAAAAAAGATAATCCAAATCAATCATCTCAAATAACTAATGATAGAGATGCTATATTAAGATGGAATCAAGGGTTACCAATTAAAGAAGACAATAAAGAAACAAAGTATCATAAAAATGGAAACTTATTTTATGAAAAAATATTTAATAATGATAAACTAAAATCATATAGAGAATATTTTTTTGGTGGTAATATTCACAAAGAAACTTTATACAGAAACTCAATAAGATTAGAATTAGAATATAATGAAAATCCTAATTTACTTTACCTAAAAAAATATTTTAAAGATAATCAGCTAAATAAAAAAATAACATATTATAAAACCTCATCTCAGATATTTACATCGAAAACAAAAATATCTGAATCTGAATTTTTATATAAAGAATATTACGAAACAGGTGTTTTACGCTCTATTGGTAATTTAGATATAAATAACAAAATGATTGGTGGTTGGTCTTTTTATTCGAGAGATGGTGTTATAGAATCAACACACTATTTTGCTGATGGTGAACTTGTTAACGAATCTGTAATGTACACTCAATTGGGTGATATAAAAAATATTGTAAAACATGATTAGTATTATAATTCCATTTGCAAGTTCTGATTCTGGTAACGATATTAAGTTACCGAATCATCCAATAACTGTAACTGCGGATATAATTTATAATACAATATGTTTAGTAAAAAATATAAATAAAAAAATAAAAGTTGATAAAGAAATTATTCTTGTAGATAATACACACTCTTTTCCAAATATAAAAATGGATAATTTAAAAATAGTAAAAGGGTGGCAATCTTTAAGTGAAGATGAAATAAAAAAACAACCAACATTTAATCGATATAATATTGATGATTTTAATAATCTTACAATGTGGGTATCTATGGCATTTAATATTGGTATAGAACATGCTAAAGGAGATTATATTATTTGTCAACATAATGATGTATTTTATCACAATGATTTTATATCCGACATGATTACACAAATGGAATCAGAATCATTAGAATACATTTCAGCAGATTATAAAAAAATATTCTTATCAGCATATGTTAACAATAAAAAATCAATAGATAAGTTTTTATCCGATTATATAATATCACCAGAGGATGGTGGTTTTATTAGAACAAAAAAACTTGGGTTTGCTGATTGTTATTTCTTTATGTCTAAAAAAGAATTCTTTGATGATTATTATATTGATTGGGGATATGGTGATACAAATCATGGAGCTACAATTAAGTGTTTAGAAAATAAAAAATCATTTTTACACTTAGAACCATTTCACGATAACCCAAACTTTAATACAAACACATTAGAGAGGGATTATTATTACAAAGATAAACTTTTTATAACACACCTTAAGGGAGGATTTTCTGAAGATAAATTTTCATATTCAAATACTGCAGATAGTGGTGTGTTCAAAAAAGAAGTTGATACTTTTAAAGAAAGATTAGAAGAAGTATGTTAGATAGTTACATTATATATTTACCTAAATCAGAATTGAGTGTATCGACTGCAAATAAATCAATAGAACGATTTGAAAAGATATATGGAACATCACCTATAAAGTGGGAAGGTGTTGATAAATACGATGTTTGGCAAAAATTTATAGATTCAAATTTTAAAGTAAAACATAGAAGAAGGTTTACAAATATAGATGCTGAAATAGCAACTTTCTTTTCCCATTTCTCCTTATGGAAAAAATGTGTTGAGGTAAATAAAAACATTTTGATACTTGAACACGATGCTTGGGTTGATAAAAAGATTGATGAAAACTTACTTGAACTTTACAATGGTGATGTATTAAATATAGGTAAACCGAATTGGGGAAGTTTTTTAAATCATCCAATAGAATCAAGTTGGTTAAGTAAACCAGATGGATTATACCAAAGAGAGATTTGTGATAAAGAACACGACTTACATAAACACAATCCAATAAGAGATGATATTTGTTATTGTGATACAATGTGGTTGTTTGGAGCACATGCATATGTAGTAACACCACAAGGAGCTCAAAAGTTAATTGATGATTGTCATAATGGAATACTACCAACCGATGTTTATATAAGAAGAAACCTTGTTACTATTCATGATTTGTTACCACACTCTATAAGACAAAAATCAACCTTTTCACTTATACAAAGATGGAGAGTTCACCATAGACAAGAAATAAATAATTGGGATTATTAATGAAAGATGAATATCTAAATAACTGTACTACTTTGTTGAAAGATAAATCAAAAAATTTATACATATATGTATCTACTACTATTTTAAGTAGAAGATATGAAATTACTGTAAATGCAAAATTACCAAATAATGTTTTATCAGAAATATCAGAATTTATAAACGAAGTAGAATCAGAAAATGTTGTATTAATATGTAGAAGTGAAAAAGAACAATACACACAAGAGTTTCCAAAAAAAGAACAAATAGAATTTATCAAATCTTCAACTAATAAAAATATATCTGTATTTTATCAAAACCCATGGCCCGAAAGTGTTCCTAGCTTTATAGATAAGGATACAACATTTATAAGATTTGGATATGATGAAGGATGTTTATTTGATAAACACATTGTAGATAAAAAATTTGAATCAAATAATAAAGATGGAACAAATCATTATTTGATTAACAAAAATAAATTAGTAAAATTAAAAAATGGAAAAACATTAACATGAATAACTTAGACTTACAATACCAGCATTTACTTCAAGATATTCTTCTTGAAGGTAAAGAAAAAACCGATAGAACTGGTACAGGTACAATATCTGTTTTCGGTAAACAAATCAGACACAAAATGAGTGAAGGGTTTCCACTTCTTACAACAAAAAAGATGGCAATAAAATCAATCATGACAGAACTAAAATGGTTTCTCAAAGGAGATACTAATATAAAGTATCTTGTTGATAATGGATGTAATATTTGGAATGGGGATGCTTATAAAACTTATCAAAGAGCTTGTATGTATGAACTCGATAGAGATGAACTTACAATGGAAGAGTTTGTTAATAAAATAAAAAATGATTTTTCATTTGCTAAAGTATGGGGAGAACTTGGTCCTGTTTATGGAAAACAATGGAGAAGGATAACTAAAAGATATGGTTCATCACCAACATATAAAGTAGACCAAATTAAAAACCTTATAGAACTTATTAAAGAAAATCCTGATAGTAGAAGATTGATGGTAAACTCTTGGAATCCATCGGAGTTAGATGAGATGGTTTTGCCACCTTGTCATTATGGATTTCAATGTTATGTAAACGATGGTAGATTATCACTATTATGGAATCAAAGAAGTGTTGATACTTTCTTAGGATTACCATTTAACATTGCATCTTATGGAATGTTATTACTACTATTATGTGAAGAAACTAATTTAGAACCAGGTGAATTGATTGGTAACTTGGGTGATACTCACTTGTACAAAAATCATTTAGAACAAGCTGAAGAACAGAGATTAAGAAAATCATTTCAATTACCAACTGTAAAATTATCAAATGTTGATATTTTAAATGGAGAATTTGATTATGAAATTATAGGATACCAATCACAGCCAACAATTAAAGCACCATTAAGTAATTAAAAAAATATGAGAACAGCAGAATGTGTTTCACCGAAACATCCAGACAAAATGTGTGATAGAATTTCAGACACACTATTAGATTTACATTTAGAACAAGACCCGAACTCACGATGTGCAATTGAAACTTGTGGAGGGAATGGTAAAGTTTTTATAACAGGAGAAGTTACCTCTCAAGCAGATGTATCAGAGGATGATATCAAAACTATCGTACATAATATATCAGGTGTAGAAGATGTAATAATTCATTTAAATCAACAATCACCAGAGATTGCTCAAGGAGTTGATACTGGTGGTGCAGGAGACCAAGGTATTATGATTGGTTATGCTTGTCAAGAAACAGATAACCTTATGCCTTTTGAGTATGAACATGCTCGTAGGTTAAACAAATTAATATACCAACATTTTCCATATGATGGTAAAACTCAAGTTACCATCAATGGTAGTGATGTAACCGCAGTTGCTTCATTTCAAAATGCAAAAGCTTCTGATTTAAACGAACTTGTTCATCAGTACTTTAGAGAAACTGATTTTAATGTAACAACAACCCATTGCAATCCCGCAGGTGATTGGAATATTGGTGGTTTTGAAGCCGATGCTGGATTGACTGGTAGAAAACTTGCGGTTGATAATTATGGCCCAAGAGTTCCACTTGGCGGAGGTGCATTTAGTGGAAAGGACTCTACTAAAGTTGATAGAAGTGCGGCTTACATGGCTCGAAAAATTGCTGTTGATGCATTAAGAGAACATCAATTACAATATGCTCTTGTAGAGTTATCATATGCAATTGGATATCCACAACCAATTCAAGCGGCAATTAAAGGAAACAGAGATGGTATTAATATAGAAACTGGTCTATATTTTGAATATGTTGATAGAGAAAAATATGATTTATCACCAAAGGGAATTATAGATTTCTTAGATTTAAGAAAACCAATATTTGGGAAAACAGCAGAGTACGGACATATGGGTGCTGGTTTTTCATGGGAGTAATATGATAGAATTAATTTACACATTTACAAAGAAGTTATCAACTGATAATAAGTTAGAAGAAATTGTAAACATTTACAAACATTCTTACAACTTAAACTCATCGTATCATAAAGTTATTTTATATACAGATGATGAATCAAAATATCTTTTCGAAAAAGATTTTAAAGATATAATAATTGAAGATACTTCTGATGTGTATTTTTATGATGATTTAAAATATAAAGTTTTACCTAAGTTAAAAGCAAACCAATTATTAACAGATGGAGATATTTGGTTATCTGATATGATTGAATTTGAATACAACTCACCTATTCTTTGTGATGTTACTATGAAAATATTAGGTAGAAAATATTATAAAGAAATTCCAAAAATATTAATAGATAGAGGTATTAAAAAAATTATACCATATTTTAATTCAAATATAGAACCGATTCCAAATATTGGATTTTTAAAATTTAAATCTAAAAAAATGGAATCAAATTATTTAAGTGATTATTATAAATTAAGAAGTTTTGTAATTGATAATTGTTTAGATTTAGAAAATACATATGGTAAGTTAAATCTATCTGCAGTAATAGCACAATATTTACTTGGGTGTTTTAATACAAATATACAATCACTTCGTTATGATAATTCTTATGTACATTATAGTGGTGATGAAAAATATAAACAATCTTTTATGAAAAGATTTGAATCTAAAAAATTAATATGATAACATCTAATTCAATATTTACAATAGAAGAATGTAATGAGATTGTTGGATTTTTAAAAACAGCAGACCATCTCTTTGAGAAACAAAATAAAGATAATATGAGTTACTCTAAATGGCATCTCAATGACCATTCTTTTAAATATAAAAACAGACTTCAAGAATATGTAAATAATAAATTAAACATATCTTCAAAAGATACTGATATAATTTTTATAAAATATTCTAAAGATGATTACATGGGAACTCATGTTGATAAAAATAATGAAAGTGAATATCACAGAGATTCTATGTATAATTTTAATGTACGATTGAATGATGATTTCGAAGGAGGTGAATTTAAATTAAAGAATAAAAAGTTTATAGCACCAATCGGAACTATTTATCATTATTCATCAAGTACTCCACATAGTGTAACAAAAATAAAAAAAGGTACAAGATATATGTTATTGTTTTATCTTAGAGAAAGAAATGTAACTGATTTCAAAAAAAGTATTATTTAATTTGGAATTGTAAAATAATTTTCGTATATTTGTATAACAAATAGTTTAAAATGGCAAAAAAATATAAAGTAATTTTAATAAGTGGCGGATTTGACCCTGTTCATAAAGGCCATATCGAGTGTATCCAAAACGCTAAAAAGTTAGCGGATGAGGTTTGGATAGGTCTAAATAACGATAGTTGGTTATATAGAAAAAAAGGGAAACAATTTATGAAAGAAGATGAAAGAGCTTTTATAATGGAATCCTTAAGAGATGTGGATTATGTTTATATAATGAATCCACTCATACATGGAGATGATACAGCAATTGATTTCATAGACCATGCAAGAAGGAAGTATATACACGAAAATGGTGATTTACCAAAAGGTGTAATGGCATTTGGTAATGGTGGTGATAGAACTGAAACAACCACACCAGAGAATGATGTATGTAATTCATATGGAATAGAATCAGTATGGGGATTGGGAGATAAGATTCAATCTTCATCATGGTTATTAGAAAAATATTTAAATATGGCAGAGTAAAAAAATGAAAGTAGATATTAAACCTTTAGTAGAAAATACACCAAACGATTCAGAGTTAGGTGCAAAAGTTAGAAAAATTTATTGGGATAGAATAGATAAAATTAATAAACTTGATAAATGGGGAGGTACTATCTACGAATCACCAGATGGTGGTAAAACTATTTATGAAAGACCATTTGGCTCTGATATATCAGAAAGAAAATTAGTAAAAGACAAAACACAATTAAATTTATTCGAATGAGATTAGTTAAAGACCCAAATAAATTAAGAAAGGCATTAGAATCTAAGCCTATAAACCAAGAAGATATTGATAAGATATCAACAACTCTTCTACAAGAATTAACAAGACATGGTGGTATCGGATTATCGGCAAACCAAATTGGTTTAGATGTTCGTGCCTGTGTAATTAATGTTAAAGAACCTTTGGTTTTAATTAATCCAAAAGTAGTTGAAGTTTCAAAAGATACAGTTGCTTATGTAGAACAATGTTTATCTTTAGAAAAGACAATGCGTAAACCAGTTAAAACAGTAAGACATAAATCATTTACAGTAGAGTGTGATAACTTAGGTACTGTATTATTTTCACCAGATAAAAAAGATGGCCCTTGGAAAGACTCTAATGAGTTCTTTTCTGATGAGGGATTATTGGAATGTGTTGTAGCACAACATGAGATAGACCATCTTAATGGAGTTCTGATTACAGACCCTTCACGAAGATATACAGAAACAATCACACGAGGAAAGAAATATGGTAGAAACGAAAGGGTAATGGTAAAATTATCCGATGGAACTACTGAATTTATGAAATACAAAAAGGCTGAACCTCTACTTTCAGAGGGAGCTGAAATCTTATAAAGAAACGAAAACATGGGAAAACTTATATTTAGCTATACAGACAAGGAGTTTATTGAATACCAAAGAGAGGCAAACAAAATAGAATTAGATGTGCCTGATGATATGGATATCAATGAATTTAAAGTGATTTGTGTAAGAATGGCATCAGCCATGGGTTATGGTAATAAATCAATTACAAAAGCATTTGGTGACTTAGTCTACGGAACAGAAGATAAAGATAATTTAAAAGATTTATTAGATGAACTCAATATCACAAAGATTGGCAATAAAAAGATTAAACGATAAAGTTTTAACTCAAACTATACTCGTCCAAACTCTTGTTGATATTATTATTAATAGTGGAATAGTTACCGAACAAGAATTGGAAAAACAAATAGAAAAAAACATAGAGCAAACTACAAAGTTACTCGAAAGTTTTGAAAAAATGTCTTCAATCGAAGAATCCGAAGATGAAGTTATGAGTACTATGTACTTTGGCCCTCAAGGGGAAGCTTAAAAATTTATTACTTTTTGCTTGGATATATCGAAAATTTTTCGTATATTAGTGGAAGTAATTTGTTTATCAAAAGGTAAAACCGTATGAAAAGACGAATAATATTTACGATGATAGTTTCACTATTATCGTTTGGAATGATAGATTCCGCAATGACAAACGATATACCTTCTTCTGTATCGTTAGAAAAATTAGAAGAAGAAAGACTACTTCGAGAGATAGAAGAAAAAAGGCTCGAAGAAGAGAGAATCAAACAATATCATGAGGATGAACTACAAAGATTCCTAACTGATATAGGACACAGAGAAAGTGGTAACAGATATGATATCACAAACACTTGGGGATATATGGGTAGATATCAATTCGGTAAATCAACATTAAAAGGTTTAGGATTTGAAGTTACCAAAAAAGAATTCCTCAATAATCCACAACTACAAGATTCAGCTATGATGGCTTTATTAAATCACAACAAAGAAAAATTACAAAACTATATTGATATTTTCGATGGTAAAACTATTAATGGTATGTATGTTTCTGAAAGTGGTATATTAGCCGCTGCACATCTTGGAGGACAAGGCTCTGTAAAAAGGTATTTTAAGAAAGGTAAAGTATTCTCAGATGCCTATGGTACAAAAATAACATCGTATATGAAACAGTTTAGTGGATACGATATAAAATTAAATTAAAGTTATGATAGAATTATTAACAACCTATAATATTATTATAGGAGTTTCCGCCGTATTCAATATTGTTTTACTTATTGGAGTACGAAACTTATTGCGTCAAAATGAACAACTCGAAGATAGATTAATAAAAACAATTGATGAAACAAGAGAGGCTGTATCAAAATCACTTGAACAAATGAGACAACTCGATAACAGAGAAGTTTTTGAAAAGGATGATGAGGTTGGAGTTACTTTCAACGAATTAAAAAAAGTAGTACAAGATTTAAACAACGAATTATAATATGCCACGACCAAGAAGAAAGAAATCCAAAATATATTTTGGTACACCTGCTCAAGAAGCAATAATTGAATATAACAAATGTAAAGACCCAGCTGAAAGGTCTAAAATTTACGAAGAAAGAATTAAATATCCTTTTGAAAAATTAGCAGAGAATGTTTTAAATACATTTAAGTTTTCATATTTTGATGTATCCAAAAAAGATATACAAACAGAAGTAGTTTCTACAATGGTAGAAAAAATGCATATGTTTAAAGAAGGTAAGGGTAGAGCCTTTTCTTACTTTACTATTATTGCAAAGAACCATTTGATTTTAAAGAACAATGGTAACTACAAAAGATGGAAACAAAATTCATTACTATCAGCAATGCCAGAAACATGGAATCCTGAAAATGATTTTTTCGAATCAGAAGAAAATAATGAGTTTAAAGAATTTAAACAAATAATGTTAAATTATTGGGATAGAAATTTAAATGTTGTTTTTAACAAAAAAAGAGATTTACAAATAGCAGATGCAATACTTGAATTATTTAGAAGAAGTGAACATATAGAAAACTTTAATAAAAAACATTTATATCTTCTAATCAGAGAAATGACCGATTGTAAAACTCACTACATTACTAAAGTTGTAAATGTAATGAAAACACATCAAAAAAGAATGTTGAATGAATATCTTGAATATGGAGAGTTCAACGAAAAAAGAAACAACTCTTTTTGGAATAAAGAAGAACCAATTGAAGATGAAAATCCATTTATAGATAATGAATATTTATAATAATGAAGAAAGGTTATATTTTAGGAATAAGTTGTGGATATCATGATTCAGCCGCCTCTCTAATAGATGTAAGGACAGGTAGAGTTTTAGGTGCTTGTGAAGAAGAAAGATTTACAGGTATCAAACACGATTATTCTTTTCCTCAAAATACAATTGATTGGCTTTTTAGAACTTATAAAGTTAACAATGATGAAGTAGAGGCTATTTGTTTTTATGAAAATCCTGATTTAAAGATTGATAGAATACATCAAACTACTAAACGAGGTGGAATATTTAATTTTTTCAAAAGAAGAAATATACTTAAAAGAAATAATTTAGAGTATAAAAAAACAGATTCTTTAATAAAAAAAATAGGTGATAAGAATACAAAGATTACATACTTAGACCATCACCTATCTCACTTATCATATTCCTATTATACATCTCCATTTGAATCAAGTGCATTATTATCGGTTGATGGTGTTGGTGAATGGGAAACTACTTCATTGGCATTTGGTGATAATAAAAGTATTAAAAAGTTTTCATCTATACAATATCCTCATTCACTTGGTATGTTGTATTCAACAATAACTGCATTCTTAGGATTCAAACCAAACGAAGGTGAATATAAAGTTATGGGATTGGCTCCTTATGGTACTCATGTATTTTATGAAAAAAAGTTCAACGAGTTAATTAAAGAAACTCAAAATGGATATGAACTTAATATGGAATACTTTGAATATGATTGGTCTGATTCACATATGTTTAATGAGAAATTAGGACAACTATTTGAAATACCGAATAGATTACCAGATGAACCTCTTACTGATAAACATAAAAATATAGCGGCTGCTTTACAATACACATACGAGAAACATTTTTTTAAACTTCTTGATACATTGTATAATACAACCAAATCCGAAAACTTATGTTTAAGTGGTGGATGTGCTTACAATGGAACGGCGAATGGAAAGATATTAGAAAAAACAAAATTTAAAAACTTATACATTCCACCAGCTCCATCCGATGCTGGTTCTGCAATTGGATGTGCTTTACACTATCTATATAATAAAGATGTAGAGGTTGTAACTAATTTAAGATTCAATAACTCAGTTCCTTTCTTAGGCCCACAATATTCTAATAATGAAATAGCAGAAGTACTTTCTGAATTTGAAAAGGATGTTTACTATGAAAAGAAACTCATGGAACAAATTACAGATGTTGTTTCAGATGAAATCATTGATGGTAATGTTATTGGTTGGGTTCAAGGAAGAATGGAATTTGGTGCAAGAGCATTGGGTAATCGTTCTATACTTGCAAATCCAAGAGACCCTCAAATGAAATCGAGATTAAATCGTATGATTAAAAAGAGAGAAGGATTCAGACCCTTTGCTCCAATTGTAAAAGAAGATAAATCAAACTTATATTTTAACTATGAAGATACTGTTCCATATATGAATCAAGTAGTAAAAGTAAAAGATGAATTTGTAGAAGAACTACCATCAATAACCCATGTTGATAACTCGGCTAGAATTCAAACATTAAATAAACTTCAAAATAGATATGTGTACGAGTTGTTAGATAAGTTAGAATCTAAAAACAAATTTCCAATTGTAATTAATACCTCATTCAATTTAAAAGACCAAACAATGGTTTTAACTCCAACCGATGCAATTAAAACATTTCTAAATTGTGAAATGGACACTCTTGTATTAGGAAACTATATCGTAAAAAAGAAAATACTTTAATTTTACAATTTGGTAACAATTTCTTAACATTGGTATATTTATACTAAAGGAGGAATTATGAATGAACAATTACTTAAAGTAAAGGTTGTTCAAATAATAGCAATCCTATTATTTTCTCTGTGTACCATTCCGCTCTTCGGACAAGAATCCAAAGTTATTACACAGGTAGACAACAATCTTTACGAGTATAGAGCTTACAACGAAGATGGTTCTATACACCAAAAAGGAACTTACATCGGAACAGAAGATGGCAAATTATTAGTCCACTCTTATTGGAGTGATGATGTAGGAACAAAGGCTTTGTATAACAAAGGAAAGTTAGTTTGGATTAAACCTAAAGGACAACCTCGTTATACTTATGAAGAGATAGAGTTCGAACAAATGAAGGCTCGTATCGCATTCTTAGAAAATAAACTGGCAAGTTATATGCCCTAATCGTAATTCAAAGTGATTAGTACAGTTTCAACCCCTCACAACAGAGGGGTTTTTTTATTGACACCCAATATTGTTTGCCCATTGGGTGTGAAAATCAAAAATGAACTTTTTATTTCATATATATCATAGTTATTAGTGGATATCCCAATGTTTTGCAAGATGGAAAAGTTATTAACATTAATTAAAACAAAAGGAGAAACATATGGAATTTTTGAAAAAAATCGGCTCTTGGGCTGATGAATTAACAAAAATTGGTATTAGTATCGTTGCCTTAGGAGTTGTACTTGAAGTATTATTCAAAGGAGCAAACATCCCATTCTGGCCAGAAGTATCAGTAGTTGATAACATCATGGGCATTTTAGGAAGTTTGAGTGCTGAAGGTCTATTAGGACTAGTTGGTGCTTTCGTACTTTACCATATAATCAAGAAGTAATAATTACTAATTGATTCCATAACGCGTTAACAATTTAAAACCTCTCTTCGGAGAGGTTTTTTATTTTACCATATTTATATACAACATAATATGGTATAATCATGAGTACAGATTTTGAATTATTTCCTGGCAAAAACTTAAGTGGATTGTTTAAAGATATCTACGATAATCAACAAAACAAGAAACAAAGAATCTCAGAACTAATTGCTGAAATGAAAAAAGTAATTAGACATGCTGGAGATATGGCCGTAATTGGTCCAATCATAAAAGATTTAGTTGATACTTCGGTTAAGAATGATGATGCTCTTATTAAGATGGCAGCAATTGCTCAAAGAATTATTGGTGCTCAACATAAGGCAGAAGGAGATGCTGGGTTCTTATCAGATGAAGAAAAAGAACAACTTTTAAAACAATTAGATGAAACTATTGCTGAAGTTGCTGATGAGCAAGAAATAAAAGTTGATGAACTTACAAACGAAATAGAAGAACTGAAACAGAAGGTAAAAACAAATGAGTAGATTAACACAAGCAAATCAAGTTGTAACTCCATCTGTTAGAAAAAAAGTTTTAATTGGAATAGTTATCGATGTTGTTACAAATGATGAACATCCAATTATAACTGAACCTGCTAAAACATTTCTTGTAGGAGCAGCTAAAATTAGAAGAGTAGATGATACTTCATCATCACCAAATCAATTAAGATACTATCAACCACATGACCATTCAAATTTAGATTTACCTATTGTTGGTGAAACTGTTGAGTTGATAGAAAGAAACAATGCAACAATTGTTTACAGAAGAATAGGAAACAATCAACCTAATAGTGGTAACTTTACACCCAAAGTAGATAAAGTAGTAAACCCATTTAATGATGATAGTGAAACTGGTGGAGATTATGCAGCTTCATCACAAACAGGTACACCATCATCAAGTGGTGGGGGTGGGGAATCTGAATTTAAAAATCAATACTTTGAATCAACTCAAGTTAACCCATTAAATCTCTATGAGGGAGATAAAATTATACAAGGTAGATTTGGTCAATCAATTAGATTTAGTGGATATAATAATGTTGATAATGTTTTAGCTCCAACAATTATTATAAGAAACAGACAAGGGCAAAAATCACTTGATGAAACACAAGGAGAACCCACTAAACCTATTTATGAAAATATTATTGATGATGGTTCAACTATCATATTAACAAGTGGAGAACATTTATTAGAATTTGCACCAGGTACATTAGATACTCCATTAGAAACAGAACCAATATATGCAGAAGAACCTGAACTTAAGGGAACAGACCAAACATTAATTAATAGTGGTAGAATTATATTATCATCAAAGGATTCTGAAATGTTATTTTACTCAAAAGGAAATTATTCATTTATATCAGATGGTAAACTTACAATAGATAATGGATTAGATGGAGCTGAAATAGATTTAAATGGTGAGTATAGAACCACTACTAATGATAACAATATGTACTTCTTAGGTGGTACTGGTGAGATATATCTTAATACAGAAGAAACAACAGAACCTTTAGTAAGAGGAGAAACCTTAAAGGGTTTGATGGAACAATTAATTGATGCAATTAATGCACAAGTATTCTCTACTCCATGTGGGCCAACTGCAGTAGGGCCGAATAACAGAGGTGATTTCAATAAAATAAAATCTAAATTAGTAGAATTCCTATCAACTCTTAATTATACGGAGTAATTATGTCTTTCGCAATATTCAAACAAAGTATGTTATCATACATGAGTAATCAAGAAAGTATAGAATCATACGATGATTTTGCAGCTAAGATTACCAAAGAGTATGATATGTGTATCAAGAGAGGATTACAAACTATAAATCAAATTCCCATTCAGAAAGGTAACAACAATCTAATGGAAACTTTAGTTAAAGTTGCTTGTGCAACTGCATTAGGTAAAAAGGATGGGTTACATACTTTTGGAGATGATATTGGTAAAGGGGTAGTTGGATATTGGACAGGAGCTGTATTAGTAACTGGTATCCCACCAGTAATTCCAGCACCTGGTTCTATGTTAAACATTTCAACAACATCAGCACCTGTAACTGTACCTGGTACTTGGTCACCAATCGGCCCATTAAACCCAACCGATAATATAGGTTTATTTCTTGATAGATTAATTGCACATATGCAAATTCATATAACAACAGTACAAGGAATTTATGTAACAACTTCTTTATATCCTGGTGCACCACCATTTGTTGCACCTGGTATTTTAAATTGGACTGGGTTTACAATACCAGGATAGATAAAAATGATAAAGATATATTTATATTAAGAACAATAGATTTCAATGATGAATAACAAACAATTAATTAAAGTAATAAAGACACTTGTTGAGGCCGAGGTTGCCAAACGACAAGAACATTTTTTGTCTAAAACATTCCCAAAGATTTTAGATGAAGAAGTTAAGAAACGATTAGCAGAGGTGAAAGGAGGTGTAGTCAGCGTTCCCTCTCCGCAGGTAACTGAGGAGGATGTAATAGACCCATTCGAACAAGCAGAATTGGCTTTACAAGAACAAAGACGAGCACCACAAAAACAATTCACCAAGAATCCAGTATTGAATGAGGTTTTAAATCAAACAAAGCCGTTCACTAAGGCACAAAGACAAGGTGGACCAGCAGGTAGAAAATCTGTTTTAGATAATTTACCACAACAAGAACCTATTCAAGAAAGTATGGATAAGACAGTTACATTTACATCACAAGGAGCAGGAGCAGGAATCGGAGGTATGAGAGCTCAAATGGCATCTAAGATGGGATATGGTGATGTATCAAGAGGGCCAAGTAAACAAGGTTTGGGAGTAAAAACAGGTTTACCAGGTCTTGATAAAATATTAAATAGAGATAATTCTGAACTTGTAAAAAAGTTCAAAAGATAAGGAGTAGTTAGTGGCTTATATTCTTAACAAGAAGTTAGTAAAAGATACTGAAGAGTTTAGTAACTCGGCGTATGGAATTACTTTACCTGTACAGAGAGGTGGTAATGGATACTTTAATCAAGCATTCACTTCATTTGAGCAGGCAAAAAGTAATTTAAAAAATTTACTACTTACTCGAAAGGGAGAAAGAATATTTCAGCCAAACTTTGGTACTGGTCTTCATGAGTTGTTATTTGAACAACTTACTGATGATTTAGAATCGAAGTTAGAAAGTGTAGTTACTGATAGTGTAAACTTTTGGTTACCATACATTGATATTGATGAAATTGAAGTAACAATGACAGATGATATGAAGGATATGAATAAAGCTGAAATGTCTATTCAATTCTCAGTAGCTGGACAACCAGAAACTCAAGAAATAACATTTACAGTAGGGGAATAATAAAAGATGGCTTTAAATAGTATAACAAAGAAAACAAATTCTAATAGAGATATAAAATATCTTAATAAGGATTTCTCTAAATTCAGAGAAAACCTAATTGAGTATGCTAAAACCTATTTCCCACAAACATATTCTGATTTTAATGAAGCATCACCAGGTATGATGTTTATTGAAATGGCATCTTATGTAGGAGATGTTCTTTCATATTATACTGATGATACTTTAAAAGAATCAATGATGTTATATGCTGAAGATAAAGAGAATGTTATCGCATTGGCAGAATATCTTGGATACAAATCAAAAGTAACATCACCAGCAATTGCTAAATTAGCAGTTTACCAAACTGTACCAGCAACCGGTACTGGTGTAGATGTTAGACCAGATGAAGATTACTACTTAAGAATCAAAGAAGGAATGGTTATCAAATCAAATGATGCACAATCTTTGTTTAGAACAACTGAACTATTAGATTTTGCAGTTGAAGATGATAGAGAGATAACAATATATAGAAGTGATAGTGGAACTCCTACAACATATCTTGTAAAAAAATATGTAAATGCTATTTCTGCTGAACTTAGAAGTATCACATTTGATTTTGGAACTACTGCTAAACAATTTTCAAAAGTAGATTTGGGTGATGATAATGTAATTGATATTTACGATGTAAGAGATTCAAATGGAAACAAGTGGTACAAAGTTCCTTACTTAGCACAAGAAATGGTTTATGTTGATTACCCTAACTCTGAACAAAATGATAAAGATTTAGCACAATTCAAAGATTCAGTACCAAACATTTTAAAGGTAATAAAAACATCTCGTAGATTTACTACAAAAATAAATGAAGATAATACTACTTCACTTGTATTTGGTGGAGGTTCTGCTGCAAATGATGAAACACTTATTCCTAATTTTAAAAATGTAGGATTAGGATTAAACTCATCTATTGATAGATTGGGTTCTTCATTTGACCCATCAAACTTCTTAAAAAGTAAAACATATGGACAAGCACCAACAGGTGAGTTTACAATTTCTTACTTAGTAGGTGGTGGTGTTTCTGCAAATGTGGGAACTGGTCAATTAAATAATATTGAAACTATTTCATTCGATGAAGATAGAAAAGTATTCACCGAATCAGAAACTACATTGTACAATCAATCAAAAGCTTCAGTAGCGTGTGATAACGAAGAACCAGCAACTGGTGGTAGAGGTCCTGAAACTATTGATGAGATACGAGAAAATGCATTAGCAAACTTTGGTTCACAGAATAGAGCAGTAACAAGAAAAGATTATCAAGTTAGAGCACTTGCTTTACCTCCAAAGTTTGGTGGTATTGCAAAAGCATTTTGTGCACCTGATGGGGAATTAGATAATAACTCTCCAAGTTCAATACTAAATAATCCTGATTCATTAGAAGAATTTGCAGGATTAGTTCAAGGACTAAACGACAAAAAATTATCAGAACAAGAAATTAAAGATGAACTTGTAAAATTCTTAGGTGCTAAAAAAGGAAATTCAACTGAAAAGAATAATCCATTTGCGATTAACCTTTATATATTAGGATATGATTCAAATAAAAATTTATCTACATTAAACAGAGCGGTTAAAGAAAACTTAAAAACATATATTAGTGAATATAGATTGTTAACTGATGGTGTGAATCTTTTAGATGGATTCATTATAAACATTGGTGTTGACTTTGAGATTAGAGTATATGGTGGATATAACAAAAGAGAAGTTTTAACAAAAGTACAAAACGAATTATCAAAATATTTTAATATAGATAATTGGACATTCAATATGGCTATCAATATTTCCGAAATAGAATTATTGATTGCAGGAGTTGAGGGAGTACAGTCAGTACCTAAGTGTGAAATTACTAACAAATGTTTAGGAAACTATTCATCACATTCATACAACATATCAGATGCAACAAAGGGTAAAATGGTTTATCCATCTTTAGACCCATCTGTATTTGAAGTTAAGTTTCCTAACAAAGATATAAGAGGGAGGGTTATCTAATGTATTATTTCGTAACAGCATCAAAAGATGCATCAATATACTTACAACAACCAACTCAGAATACTGGTTTTGATGAGATATTAGAAATATCAAAAACTTATTATGGTAGTTTAAAAGATATTTCTCGTTCTCTTATACAATTCGATATAAATTCTGTATCACAATCAGTTGCAAGTGGAGATATAACCGCTTCATCTGCCGAGTTAGTAATTAGAGAATGTGAATCAATTGAAATACCTGTTAACTATTCTATCTATGCATATCCTGTATCCGAATCTTGGGATATGGGAATCGGAACAAGGTTTGATGATATATCAACTGATGGTTGTAGTTGGAATAAAAGAAATTCATCTACTGATTGGTTAGTTGGTTCTGCATCTTTAGAAAGTTCTGGCTCATTTAATGGTAAGGGGGGAATGTGGTTTACTGGCTCATTTGCTACACAATCATTCTCATATGAATCAAGTGATATAGTAATGGATGTATCCGAATCTGTATCATCATGGATTGATGGTGATTTACCAAACAATGGATTTATATTAAAACACGATTCATCTTTAGAAAATGATACTGAAGATTATGGTCAATTAAAATTCTTTTCAAAAGAAACAAATACTATTTACCAACCTAAGTTAAGAATTGGTTGGGATGATTCTACTTACAATACTGGTTCATTAACTGAACTTACCGCTGATGATATTCATGTAACATTCAAAAGATTAAAAACCAGATATAAGAGAGGAAGTAAACCTACAATCAGAGTTTTTGCAAGAGAGAAATATCCTCTTAAAACTTACACCAATACATATTCTTACAATGATGTAAAGTATTTACCCTCAACTGTTTACTATCAAATAAAAGATATTATAACAGATGAGGTGATAGTACCATTCCATGATGATTATACTAAAGTCAGTTGTGATGCAAATGGGCACTTTTTTAAATTAAATTTACAAAATTGGGAAATAAATAGAGATTATTATATTGAAATAAAAATAAATAGAAATGGTGTGGTTGAATACTTTGAAGATAAGGATTTAACTTTCACAGTAGAATTATAAAATGGCATTACAAGATAAATTTAGATTAAACGAACTTGTTAGTAAAGGTTCAAAAGCTATACCACGAGATAAATCTGGTGGTCTTGTTGTGCGTAAAAAAGATGAAAGACCAATTCCATCTCATCTTAAAAACGAAGAAGCTAAAAAGTTTGTTGACCTTAAAAGAAAAAAGTTACCAATACCTCCTTCTATTATTAAAAAACCAAAAAGAGATATTCCCTTTGGATTAAAACCAATTAAGGGTAAACAAATATCTCCAAAATATAAATCAGATTGGGTAGATACTGATGAGTTTGAAAAGATTAATGAAGAACAAGAATCATTTGGAGGAGAAACTGCAGGATACTTAGAAAAACCAACTTATAACGAAGAAGAACTTAAGAAAGCGGTTGATGTTGAGGTTGATGAATTAATTAAAAAGAAAAAACCCCAAAAGGGTCCGTATATTCTTTTAAAGAAATATAATGATTTACAAGCTCTTTACGATGCTAAAGTAGATGAAGTAGAAGATTTAAGAAAACAATTAGATGAAGCAAATTCAGAGATAACTGCTTTAATAGGTGAAGTAGAATCACTAAGAGTACAATTAGATTCTGCTGAATTACAAAGAGCGGCATCTGAAAATGAAACACAAGTTGCAAATGAAAGATATGCTAAACTATTAGAAGATTTCCAACAAGCACTTATCAAAGGTACAAAAGAAGGTATTGAAAGAGTTTCATTAACTGCTCAAGTAAGAGGTTTACAGGCACAGAAAGCAACACTTGTAGAACAAGTTAAACTTGCAGATAGAATAGAACAACAAGAAGAAGAAGCACAAGCAAGTACTGCAGATGCAATGGCGGCGGCTGAAGGTGCAGTACAATCGGGTGATTCTGCTTACAAAGTTACAAACAGAACAACCGAAGATTATGATTTCAGATTCCAATCACTTAGAAAATCTGCAGGATGGACTAAGAATGGAAATAAATTAGAATTACTTAACTTAGATAATGAAAAAGAAGTAAGTTATTCAATCACAGTTAAAGCTAAAAGTGGTGGACATGGTTCACCATGGATTGGGTTCAGTCCAGCAAGTGGAACTATTCCAAAGAGAAGTGGTACTAATCCTGGTGTAGTTGGAGGTATAACTGCATCTAAAATAAGAAATGTTAGGTCACCAAAAGGTAGAAAGAAAACATTTGAAGATGAAGTAACAATTAAAATAGGTGATAAAACATTAACAGCAAAAGCATTGTTTTATAGAAAACGAAGAAAAAAAGGTAAGAGTAACTAATGGCAATTCAAGGATTTAAAGATATAATCGATAGAAGAGGCTACAAGGTAGAACTTGAAGATAGAAAGATATTTGAAAAAGAAATGTCTAAATCTAACTTTGGGTTAGGGTGCTCTGATATGATTGAATTTATCTTATATGATGTAAGTGAAAACCAATTACCTCAAGGTGATGATGGTAAGATGGTTCGTTATATCAGTATAAATGATTCAAACATAAATGAATACTTTATCTTATCTGATAATCCTAATACCAAAAAGAAAAACGATACACCAGAATTTATTGTTGATATTGAAAAACTAATTAGAGAGGCAGGATACAACAATGGTATTTTCAAAACTCAAGTAACATTATTAAACAGAAGAGTTGGTACTGAAGGTGGTGATGGTGATAACTTATGGATACATGAAATATCTCCATCAAGAACTGAGATAAGAATTTTACCTAACAGAGCTAAAGGACAAAATGTAGATTTAGAACAAAGATATTCAATCCTTACAGACGGTAGAAACTTTAGAGATGATATTATTTATTATGTAAACACATATATAGAGAATTTAGATTTAGAAAAAATTCTTAATAACTTTTTATTTTCAAAAGGAAAAGAATCAGATGGTGTTCAATATATAAATCTTATTAAAAAAGAATTTAACATTTCAAGCTTTGAAGTTTTTATAAATAGAATCAAAACAAAGTTCATTGAATCCATGAAATACTATGTTAGAGGTGCAGAGTGGGATATCAATAATATAAACTTTGGTAAATCAAAAAATGATATTGATTGTGTTGAGTTATCTTTAAAACAAATACAGAGTGATGCACAACAATCATTATTAAATTGTATTGAATTTTATTTACCAAAAAGAAATATACAAAAAGATAACATCCTAACTAAAGAACAACAAGTAACACTTGATAAGGTTAAACAAATATTAAAATCATCTACATCCAACTCAGTATATAATTCAACTGTACCTGATACAATAGAAGGAGTTGTACGAGGATGTAATGACCCAAGTGCTGAAAACTATAATCCATTAGCAAAAGAAAATGATGGAAGTTGTAGGTACAAAGAGGTGGAAGAAGAAATTATAATTAAAGGATGTACTAAATCAAATGCATTAAACTACAACCCAAAGGCTACACAAGATGATGGAAGTTGTAAATATAAAAATGAACCTGATTGTGTAACTAAAAAATATTATGTATGGTCTGCAACCGCAAATATGAAGTGGAAACTGAATGGTCAAATCGGTGGTAACCAAAGAGGAGTTGAATACGATTCATTCTCAATTAAACATGATGTTGGTTCGTTTAAATTCGTAGGTGATGTTAGAGAAGTACCTAAACCAGTAACACAAGTACAAAGAACATTTAGATATGTTGTTACTAATGAAAATCACAAACCAAGATACAATCCTATACCAAACCCATATGATTTCAAAAGAGGATTCTATGGTGCTGGTTCTGGCGTAGGTGATATGTTTGGTCAAGGAAGAATACCATTTGGAGATAGACCTAATCCATATTATGCAGATGAGGCACCGCCTGTATCAGTAACTTATATGGATGCACTTGGTAATAGAAAAACAAGTAGAATGTTAGCACCTGGTGATTCAACTACAATATGTGCAAGAGAAGGTTCAGTAACACCTTCACCTGGTATAAGAATATCAAAAGGAGCAGTTTGTACTGGTGCAATTACACCACCAAAACCTCCAATTGTAAGAATAGAACCACCAAGACCTACACCATCTCGTGGAGGAGGTGGAGGCTTTCAAGTCACCGGAGGTGGTGGAGGAGGCGGAGGCTTTCAAGATGAGTTTATAGAAGTTGGGGATGAGAGTGTTAATCCATTCACAAGACCTGGCGATAGAACAGATAGAGCAGTATTTACAAGGAATTATTACTAATGGGAATATTTGATAGATTATTTTTCGGTGGGTTTGGTTCTTCTCAAAAGAATCAAAGAGCGGCAGAAAAGAGTAGAGAGATGAATTCTCCTCTACCTTTAATAATGCCTCCTATATCAACCCCTGCTCCAATTCCAACTACTATACCGATTAGAAACATCCCTGCTCCAGCACCAAGGATACAACCAAGACCAATTGCTCCAGGAATTACCCCATCAGCATACGATAGAGATATTGGTGATGCGGCATCACGAACAATTATTCAAAGTAATCCATTAGATGTTGTAAGAGAAAGATTCGATAGAACTGATATAGTAGCTGCCTCTCCATTTACACGAGGTAATGACCCGATGAGAGATGCTCTTATAGAAGATAGAGAAACTCGTCTTAGAGAAAGACCTTTAGATGTACCAAGAGGTGATTTGGTTGATGATGTTATAATTAAAACACCACCACCGCCACCACCTCCACCTATCGTAAGTGGATGTATGGATAGAAGTGCAACAAACTTTAATCCAAGAGCAACTGTATCAAAACCTTCAATGTGTAAATATGAGGTGAAGGCACCTAAACCAATGTCAGAAAGTAGAACGATTTCTGTAACCGTTACTTCTAACAAACCTGGTAATATTTTTATTGATGGAAAAGATACAAGTTCAGTTCCAAGTAAAACTTTTAATTATTCTGGTAAAGAATTATTAACACCAAAGTTTTTTAAAGTTAAAAAAGCTGGATTTACATCTGAAGATGAATATAAATTATATTCGGTAAGAAAAAAGTTTAAAAAAGAAATTAAACCACTTATACCATTTGATGATATCGTAATTAACGAACCAGATGAGTTAGTACCTATTAGACCTAATGGTGTATTTGGTGAGATAGGTAATTTCGGTGGTCCTCTTGGGTTTAATGATGGATTCAGAGATGGTAGATTTGGATTTAATCCAAGACAAACTTCTTTAGGATTTGCAAGACCTGTAAAACCAAAGATAATTACAAAACCAAGACCAATCAGTATAGTAGAATATGATTTCTACGAGTTTAGATTAGAAAAAAATGGTAAGGAAGTTCCAGTATTAAATCAGATAAATAAAATAACTGATACTATTAATAAAATACAATCAGTAACTTTAGATTTTGATTTAGATAAAATTATAGTAATAGACCCTCCAAAACAAACACCTTATGAAGTTAATATAGAAAGCTTCTTAGGTGAGGATGGTATTGTAAGATATGAAACTTCTTGGGGACAAAAAGGTTCATTATTAGATGATGATGATTTGGTTATAAAACATTTATCAGATGGTAATAAAGAAGAAGATACACCTGAATATATTAAATTCACAGCACCAACTATATCTGATTTTACTCATACAGTAACTTTTACATATGATACACCAAACAAAAGAAAGAAAACTACAAATGTAACAAAAGACTTAACAATAGAACTTTCAAGTGGTGTAACAAATGTAGTTGTTAATGCAACTAAAGTTCCTGTTGAAGAATCTCCAACTAAACCAAGTATCAAAGCATCGGTAAATCGTGTTAAGTTAAATTTAGCATCTGATAGTAATGTTAAGATACCTTACACAAGTATAAATGCTGATAAAGTAATTTACACTCTTGGTAAAACAAAAAGAGAAATTGATTTAAGTGGTAGTTTAGTATTATCTAAAAGTGATTTCTACAATGGTGTTGGTAATTATACAATTTATTTACAACCATCATCTAACAGAGGTGGAAGTGGTAATATAGAAAAGATTACGGTAACTGTTGAAAGTAAAGCTTTCATTCCTGGTCCTGATATTACAACAATCAACTACCCTCAAAATATTAAGGGTGCCGATTTCAAAGGATTAAATGTTCCATTTGAAGTTAGTTGGCAATCTATAAACACAAACTATGTCCACATTTATGCTGGAAAGAAAAATGGTGCATCCTTCTTAGGTAAATTCTCACCATCAGGTTTAGCATCATTTAATGTTGTTGATATTGTAAGAAAATTAAAAGCGGGTAAAATAAGAATTGATGAAAACAGAGATGTTATACAATTCAGTTTAGTTTTAATTCCTTTTAACGAAGAAGGTGATGAAAAAACAGAAGGCAAGAATGAAGTAATTAATATTACTTTTGATAAAGGAGATTTAACTCTTAGAAGAGGTAATGTAATTACAGATTTACAATCTGCTTTTGTAAGTCAGTTTGATGATAGTTTATTCCAAGAATCAGTATCACCATTCCTAACACATTACTTACACTTAGGTGAGGGTGATAATAAATTAGTTGCAACATGGGGAGTTGATGAGGATACTTTATCTACATTTGAAGATGACCTCGAAAATAATACTCGTAAAAGAGTTAAAACAGTAAAATCGTTAGTTTTAAAACTTTACGAACCATTACCACCAACTGTAAATCCAAACGATAGTATTTGGTTATCGAAGGTACAGGCAATTCCTTTAATTGACCAGATTACTATAATCAATGATATTACAAAAGATTGTATTCCTCTTACTCCAAACTTTGCATTAGAAACAAATGATGCAATTGGATATCAAGTTCTTGATGATTTAGTTGCTAGTGGTTCATCAACTTCATCTGATTTAATAGGACAATTTGTTTCATCATCTGAATTTTCTTTAGAAAATCTTGATATACAATTTACAACATCTTCAAAAATATTAGTAGAAAGTAATAATGGTGGAAATTATTTTTCAGAAACAGATACAGAAGACTACTATTGGAAAAACTTTGTAAAATATTCTTCAGCAGAAGAAAGAGTAGAAAATTTTGTTTACAAAGTAAAATTAATTGAATCATACGAATCAAAATATAATGGTTTAGTATCTGGTAGTTCAATTGATTTTGGTAGTGGAACATCATCATCTATTACAGGTTCTGCTTCAAGTTCTGTTGCAATTACAAACGAAGCTAAAAGAACATTAAATAAAATAAATGATACTAAAAAAGGATTTGATGCATTTGAAAAGTATCTTTACAAAACAAGTGGTTCGTTAACTCTACCAGGTGCAGGTGGTTCGGCATTATCTGCTTCATCTGATTCATCATTTGCAAATTGGTATGGTGGAATAATAACATCTGCAAGGGATTATGATTATTACAATACTGATAGGTTTGTAAACAACTTACCTCAACATATAAAAGATGACCAAGAGGGTGCATCTTTTACATTATTCTTTGATATGATTGGTCAACACTTTGATGTTTTATATACACACATTAAAGCAATTAACCAAACAAGAAAAACAGAACATAAATTTGAAAAAGGAATTAATGGTGATTTAATTTACCATATGTTAGAATCTCTTGGATTCGATGCAGATTTAGGAGTACAATCACAAGCCCTTTGGGAATATGCATTTGGTAAACACTCCGATGGTACTGTTATAACAGAAATGAGTGGTAAAGATAGACAACATGAAATTTGGAGAAGAGTTTTAAATAACTTACCATATCTTTACAAACACAAAGGTACTAAGAGAGCAATATCAGCTGCTTTAAGTTGTTATGGTGTACCTAATTCACTACTAACCGTAATGGAATTTGGTGGGCCTCAAAATAGAAACTCTGAGGCTACTACCACATTTACTTTTGAAGATAGAACGGCATCTTTAAATATTAGTGGTTCTGAATCTATAATAGTTCCATGGAAATCTCATAACTCATATTATCCTGAGGCGGTTGAGGTTAGAATAAATACAGAACAAAGACAAGACCAAAGAGTTATTAGTGGTTCTGGTTGGAGTGTTGATATCGACTATCTTGGAAGTGGTTCACTTGGTGTATTTAGATTAAATGTTGATAATGGCACAGAATTCGTATCTTCATCTACTTCACAAATGGCTTTCTTTAATGATGAATATACACAAATAGCAGTAAACAGAGTAACAAGTAGTACTGATGATACATTTACTCTTCATGTAAAGGAAGGATTCCAAGGAAGAATAAGAAACGAAGTATCAACTTCTTTAGATGTTGCAAACTCAACAAATAAATGGGAAGATGGAACTTTACTTCAGATTGGTGGAACAACCTTAACTGGTTCGATTGATGAATTTAGATTATGGTCTGCTCCTTTAAGTGAATCTGTAATTAGAAATCACACATTAATGCCTGATGGGATAAATGGTAATCATATTTCATCATCAACTGATGATTTATTATTTAGATTAGATTTCGAATATCCTAAAAACAGGTCAGCAGCAAATGACCCATATATTAAGAATGTTTCAATCAATAGAACATATGAAACATTTGCAACCGCATCTAATTTCCAAGATGTATCTTCGTATCCTTACCAATATAAAACATATGATAGAGATGTAACTGCAGAAGTTCCATCAAGTGGTTTTGGATTAGGAAATAAAGTAAGATTTGAATCACAAACATTAAAATCAAATCTAACTTACAGACAAAGAGCAACCACAAAATCATTTGACCAAGCACCACTTGATTCAGATAAATTAGGATTATTCTTTTCTCCAATAAAAGAGATTAATATGGATATTATGAAATCTCTTGGTGGATTTAATATAGATGATTATATAGGAGACCCATCTGATGAATACAATGATGGATACAGAAGTCTTGAAAGTTTAAGAAAATATTACTTCGATAGATATAATTTAAATCTATCAGAATATATTCAACTTGTTAGATATATTGATAAATCATTATTTACAACTTTAGAATCTCTTGTACCTGCAAGAGCAAAAGTATCGAGTGGATTATTGATTGAACCACACATACTTGAAAGAAGTAAGGTTCAGAGAAAACCAACTACTGCTTTAAAAAATGATTTTGCAAGTAGTATAAATGTTGATGATAATGTAAATGTATCATCTACAAAGAGTGGATTTGTTGGTATCGTAACTGAATCAAAAGAAGGAACTTTAAGTGGTAATAAAGGACATTACGAAACATTTATTTCTTCATCAGACCCATCATTAGCTGGTTCTGATAATAGTTATAGTAGTACTATAATTGCATCAGACGATATAAATCAACAAGGATTTATAACAGTAAACTCTGGTTCAGACATGGGTGGAATTAGTATTAATGTTAATGCACAATTTACTGGTTCATTAGTAGGAGAATATGATTCAACTCAATACGAACAAATTGGAATGAGTCCTGATTCACTTACTGTTGCAACATTTGGTTTATTCGGTGAAAATGGACATGCTATTATAACAAGATTAGATAAAGATAATAATTTTGTAAAAGAAAGAAAAAGAGTTGATATAGTTACAGAAAGATACACAGTAGATGTACCACAAAATATTGATTCTAATGATTCATCAAAAGGTAGAGAATTTGTAACAAAAACATTTAACAGAAAAAAATTAACTATTAGAGATTTTGCACAATCAGGTTCACTTGTAAGTGGAGATGTTATATCACAAGTACCATTAAATGGACATGGTGTTTATCATTACAGAAATGTTGGTGATTTAACAACTGGTTTAGAAAACTCATATTTTAATGGTTCAAAACAAACGAGTACAACTACTTTAGATGGTGGTTCGCCGGTTGAAACATTTACTACGAATCCAAATACACTAAGAGTTTCGGATACAGGTAGAGGTAGTGGAGAACCAATTTTAGAAGTAGACTAATATTTATAAGAGAACAAAAATTACTAAAAATATAAATTGTTATATTTATATATTGAATAACAAAGGGAAAATTTAATTATGGCTTATTTAAATAACACAGAAATTACAGTCGATGCTATTCTTACTAAAAAAGGTAGAGAAAAATTAGCATCAGGCGAAGGTCTTAACATTACCAAGTTTGCATTGGGTGATGATGAGATTGATTACACACTATATGAACCAGCACACCCAAAGGGAAGTGCTTATTATGATGCGGCAATCAAAGCGATTCCAATTACTGAAGCATCACCAGATGAAACACAAGTACTAAGACACAAATTAGTAACATTACCAAAAGGAACAACTAAGATACCAAAGGTAGAATTTGGTATTCCATCAATATCTGTAAATCAGAACTCTGGCCAAGTTCAACTTTCCCCAACTACTTCACCAAGTGGTAATACACAAAGTGGATATACTGTTATTCTTTCTAACAAGAACGCAGGTTCTATCGTTGGAAGTGGATTGGCATCAGGAGCTAGTTCTACTCCTTCATTCTTAGGAGATGAAATTACGGCAACTGCGGCTATTGAGACTGGATTAAACTTTACATTTATTCCTAATCCAAATATTACAACAACAATTTCAACAACTATAACCGTATATGGTAATGAAACTGGAGGTTCACAATCAATACCAGTAACCGTAACTTATGTACAACCAAGTTAATAAAGAGGAAAATTAAAAAATGGCACAAATAACAGGACAAGCGGGAGTAAATTTATCACAAGAGTTGGCAAACTATTTAGATGCCAATCAAGGTAATCTTACCTCGGAACAAATAACAGAGATTATCAATCAGTATTTATCTGGTGGTGATAAGTTGGGTGCAACTGGAGGTTCAATCTCCAATGGTATCTATAAAAGATTCGGTGAATTCGACCAAGTTAATGGTAAGATTGAAGTAGTTACAACTGGTCTTTGGAGTGGTGATACAGGAAGTTTATCATCTTTCTTTACTTCATCAACTCAAGCGGCGGCAAGTTTAAACTATTATGTAAATGTTTACAATGCTGACCCAGCAAGTGATACATCAGCAGCTGTTCAATATGCAATTGCATATGGACACAAAAATGCAAGTGGTTCTATATCACTAACAAATTCTGATGATTCAAATCTTGCAACTAAAGCAACTTATGCTCAATATCGTTCAATATTATTAGACAATGATGATAATACATTTACATTTGCATCATCATCAACTGCTGGAACTCATGATTCTGATGAAATCTATGTTATCAATGTAGCTCGTGCCCGTTACAAAGAAAAGATGGATGCAGGAAACTGGTCATTAGTAATTAGTGGTTCAAGTGGAACATCAACTTTAATTGACGATAGTGGAAAGAAATTCTCAGATTCAGTTGGTAAGGCTGGTAGAGTATTTAATGTAGGTAGTGGTTCATTAAACTTAGGAACAGAAAACGAAGCAACTATAAGTTCATTATATGATAGTAATGGTTCTGGTATTGGATTATTCTATCCTGACCAAGGATTAATTGTACTTAACCCAACTGCTGTTCATAATTTAATTGGAACATCAATTGATAGTGGTTCAACTCAAGGAAAATCAATATATGCAGGTGATGATTATGAAGGACAAAACCAATTCTTATTACACAATGCAATTGCAGGTGGAGGAGATTTCCAAGCAAGAAGAACAGAAAATGTTTCTACATCACATTATTTCGTAAGAGCAACAAATAGAGAATTTAACTTCTCTAACAACCCAACATTCGTAACAGGTTCAGATGGTTCATTTGTAGAATCAACATTCGAAAAAGACCCAAGAACATTTATTACAACAGTTGGATTATTAAACGATGCGAATGAAACAATCGCTGTGGCTAAAACATCACAACCAATCCCTAAATCATTTGATAAAGAAGTGTTAATCAAAGTAAAACTTGATTTTTAAACCGTAGGCACACATTTTCAAACATAACAAACCCCATCGAGTATGGGGTTTTTTATTTCAATATATTTATATAGAGGAGTAATAACTATATGTTAAAGACAATACCAAAATCAAGCGTAAATCAAAGAAGCTTCAAAGTTAATAAAACTTGGGAAGTTAGTAATACCGATTATCCTATAATATCGGGTTCTTATGATACTATACTTTCATCATTTGATAGTGGTAGTGCAACAACTCAAGAAGGTGTTTATACAGGACCTCTTTTTAAATCGATTAAATCTCAATATTATACTGATATTGGAAATCCATTTGTTCTCAAAGGTAGAATGGATAATGTTGGTGGTAGAGATGAAAGAACAATAGGAACTAATGGTTTTGTAATTGCATTACCCCAAAGTAAATATGGTGAAGGAATACAACCTGAGAGTTTATTATTAAGTGATTTAACAAATGATGATGTTTATAGTGATGATGGGAATAGTAATATAACATCTCAAAATCCAAGATATAGTTTAAAAGAAATTGATTTAGAAAGTGGAGTAATTGTAGTATCTGATTTAGATGATGGGGAGTTTACAGGTTCTCTTTGGTCAACACCTGGTGAACCGGCCTTTGATATGGAATCTGGTTTAGCAAAAATGACATTCAACAATGATACAGATTCATTTTATATAGTACGAATAGATTTAGAAGCTGGTACTTTAACAACTGAACTACAATTAGATTTTGGTGGTTTAGATATTGATGAAATTAGATTTGGTAATATATTCTATTCAGATGGATTAATTGTATTAAATGATACATTAAGTTCATTCAATCAATACACAATGAAATTTAATTCAACAAAAACAATAAATGAATTAGAAGTATTGGTTACATCTAAGGCTGGGGAATTTAACTATTCACAGAATCCAACTGCAGTAGAAGTTGATGTAAGTGGTTCATATGATTTCCCAACGAGTGCAATATTCAACTCAAGACCAGCTGGTACTAAAAAGATAAAAGTTATTAATGATATTAAAAGAAGAGAACAATATAGTGGTAGTATAGACCATACTGTAAGTGGTTCATGGGATGATTACCATGCTTCTTCATCAGTAGACCCTACTGGTTCTTATTTATCTACTTATATATCTACAATTGGATTGTATGATAAGAGTGGAGAAATGATTGCAGTAGCTAAATTACCACAACCAATTAAAAATTTACCAGATTATGATATGAACTTTATTGTTCGTTTAGATACATAATCTATATTTATATAAGAAGTTTAATTTAAAAAAGGAAAAAATAATTATGGCAGTATATCAATTATTAAATTCAGACCAATCAGTTGCAGTAGCGGAAATCGAATTAGCGGATAACGATGCAGTACTCGCTTATTGTGAAGAAGCTGAAATGAATGTTTATCAGTATGATGAAAACGAAGATGGTGAATCTATTTTCGAAACATTTGGTGATAACGGAGAATATCAAGTTTTAAAATTAGTAGGATAATCAAATGAGTATCGAAGATTTATATAAAAAATCAGAATTCGCAAAGCTTGCTGATAATTCTAAAGATAAAACACCATTATCTGCAAATGAAGGAAATAAACTTCATAAAGATGATAAGGCTCTTGCAACGGCCAGAGGTGGTAAATTAAACTTGAAGAAATACTCAGATTCAGTAACAAGATAAAGCTAACCATTTGGGCTTAATTAAAAACAATGCTCAGAAATGGGCATTTATTCACATACCAAAGACTGGCGGAACTTCACTAACTTCTATAATACAAAATATAGAAGGTAGTGAACTCGTTGCCGTCCATGACTCAATAAGAGTATTTGAAGATGTTTCTGACTTCTTCATATTTACTATTGTGAGAAATCCATTTACAAGGATAGCATCTGCTTATTCTCACCGGCTCCGAAAAAATGAGTATAAAAAATCATTCGGAGAGTTTATAACAGAATTGAGTGAAAATCATTTAGATTTGATTCCTCAAAGTTATTATATCAATGCGGGTAAAGATGAAAACAAAGAAGTTTCATTTATAGCAAAATATGAGAACTATACACACGACATACAAAAGATATTAAAAAAGATTAATCATCGTTCTTCTATACCTCATTTAAACAGAAATCCAATATATGATAAACATCCCCACTTGAATCAAGAAAAGTTTTACAGAAACTTATATAGTCAAGATTGGATGATTGAAAATATATTAGAAAGGTATAAGGATGACTTCAAGATTTTTAACTATGAGTTGGACTTACCAAGGTAGACCTATAACAGAAATATCTGATATGCCTGAAGGTACTATTGGATTTATATACAAAATAACAAATCACCAAACAGGTGAATATTATATAGGGAAAAAATCCTTATATTCTAAACGAACTTTACCACCACTAAAAGGTTATAAAAGAAAAAGAAAGGTTATAAAAGAATCTAAATGGTTAGATTATCGTTCTTCAAATACTTCAGTTCAGTTGTGGTTTCACGAAAGCGAAGCTGCAAAATTAGAAGGAAATAACGATAAAATAAACGATAGTTTAGAATTAAAAATACTAAGATTCTGCAGTACCCCAAAATCCTTAACTTATTACGAAGTAGAAGAATTATTCCAACATAGAGTGTTATCTGATGAATTATCACTCAATGATAATATTTTGGGAAAATTTTTTAGAAAAGACTTGGATATTACGGAATAATTTCGTATATTTGTATTGTTAAAAGTATAATTATGCTCTCACACCACGAGAAACAACAGGTTATAAACATATTAGATGATGTGTTGGGTCCTGGTACATCTATGAAAAATGATGAACAGGCACACTATTGTCCCTTTTGTCATCACCATAAAAAAAAGTTACAAATTAACTTAAAAACTCAAAAATGGCATTGTTGGGTTTGTGATGCAAAAGGAAAAAGAATCAACAGATTACTTAAAAGACTTCATGTAGATTCTCGTAGATTAAAACAAATTTATGAGATTTATGGTGATGATTATGTAGTTTATTCGAAAGATACCGAAGATGAAAAGGTAGAACTTAGGTTACCTAATGAGTTTCAATCACTGTTAAAAGTACCAAAGGGTAAGATAAATCCTGTGTACAGAAAGGCTCTTAAGTATGCTGAAGATAGAGGTATTACTAAAGAAGATATTACAAAGTATAATATCGGTTATTGCGATTCTGGTCATTATGCCAATCGTATTATTATTCCATCTTATGATTCTGATAATAGACTCAATTACTTCATCGCGAGGTCTGTATTTGCTGAGGAAAAATTTAAGTATAAAAATCCACCAGTATCGAAAAATGTTATCATGTTCGAAAACCAAATAAATTGGGATGAGCCTATAACTTTAGTAGAAGGTGTATTTGATGCAATGGCGGTGAAGAGAAATGCCATTCCTATATTGGGTAAGTTTGTTCCTAAAAAGTTAAATGATGCTATATTTAAAAATGGAGTAAAGAGTGTTAACATCCTACTCGATGAAGATGCTCAACAAGAAGCGTTACGATACACTATGCAATTTACCAATCAAGGTATAAAGACAAAAAATATTATTCCATCTGATAAAGATGCATCTGAAATGGGATTCTCAGAAGTAAATTCAAAACTAAAAGAAACAGAAGAAACTGGCTTTAGTGATATCATATCACAAAAGCTAAAAGGGTTATGATTCATTTGATACCACATCACATTAAAAAGGGTAGTTATGCTCCTTGGTATTCTTTAATTGAATTTAAAGATGATGTTATTATACATAAGTTTGATAATAAACTTGAAATAGAAAGAGCAAAATTCGATAATGGAAATTTACCTTATTACAATGAACTTGTAAATCAAATAACAAAAATAAATCCAAATATTAATGATACTGTTATTTGTGATGTTCAGTATTTTCCAACTGAAGAACCATATGACTTACAGAATACATTAAAAGAAATATCTAACAAATTTAAAATTAAAATTGTAAGTGTAGATGATGATAATAGACAATCATATGAAGATACTGAATTCTATACAATATTCTCTAATAAGTTTCAAACAGATGTACTTAGTAAAACTTATAATTTAAATTATTATAGATATAGAGCTGCCAAAGAAGATTACTTTAGTTCTATTCAAAATATAGTACCACATTTTTGGGGTAACTTAAGACAGAAAAAATGTAACTTAATTATAGGAGTAGATAAGATTGAAAGATTAGAAATTTTTAAGTACACACATAACATAGGATTAGATAAAGAAACTTATCTTGCATATAGTGGATTTACATCTAACTATGATGATAGTGAAATTAGTCCAAAGTTAAGAGAATGGAAAGGTAAAAACATACCAACAATATTAGATACTTCATTCAAAAAAAGTCAAGAGGGAACTGTTAATCCCCAAATACCACCGATTCCATTTTGTTTAAACAGCTATGTAAGCTGTATTATGGAAACACAAATATTAGAAAAACCATTTGTTCATCTAAGTGAAAAATCGTGGAATCCATTTATATCAATGAATATACCATTGATACTTGGAAGTGAAGGAATAAATGATTATTTAAAAGAAATAGGATTTTGGATGGCTAATGATTTATTTGATTTATCATTTGTAAAAGGTAAAGCAAATATACTAAAACAATATAAATCTAATTTAGATATAATTAATAAAATGAGTAAATTAGAATTACATGATTACTATACAAACAACTATCGTAGTATTGAGCGTAATTATAATTTGATGGGAAAACAAAAGTTTGTTTATGATAGTAAAAATTATAAACAACCAAACTATAAATAAAGTTTATGATAATTAATAAAGTTTATCACTTGGCAGATTTACATATTCGTAATCTCCAAAGACACAAAGAATACAGACAAGTATTCAAAAAATTCTTAAAACAAGTAAAAGAAGATAAAATCGAGGATTCCCTCATTTATATTGCTGGTGATATTGCTCATGCTAAAACTGAGATGTCACCCGAACTCGTACACGAAATTAGTTGGTTTCTCACCGAGTGTGCGAAGTTAAGAGAAACTGTGTTAATCACAGGTAATCATGATTGTAATTTAAATAATTCCCACAGACTAGATGTACTCACACCAATTATCGAAAATCTTGGAAATAATCGAATTCATTATCTTCGTGATACTGGTATCTATAATATCCATAATCTTACTTTTGTTGTCTATTCTATATTGGATGACAAGGAAAATTGGCCTAAAGGAGATACCGTTGATGGAGAAAATAAAATCGTTTTATTTCACGGACCAGTAAACAAAGCCCAAACTGATATAGGCTATACCGTTTCTTCAAACTCATTTCAAGTAGATATGTTCGATGGATACGATATGGCCATGTTGGGTGATATCCATAAGAGACAAACATTCGGACCTGGTTATGAACACATTGCTTATGCAGGTTCAATGATTCAACAGAATCATGGTGAGTTATTAGAGAATCATGGTTATTTACTTTGGGATATTCCAACACGAACTTTTACAGAACACCATATCCACAATGATTATGGATTCTTAACAGTTGATGTAGTTGATGGTAAGATACCTCAATGGGTGTATGATGAAGTTGGTACTAAACTTCCAAAGTATCCAAGATTAAGATTGAGATTCACAAGAACAGAAGCAAGTGATATGAAGAGAAGAATAACTGAACTAAAGAAGTTATTCAAAGTTGCTGAAGTTACTGTAACGAGAACCGATACAATCGGACAACTAAAAACAAATCAAAAGGTAAATAAAAATATTGTTGGTGATGTTAAAAACGAAACTTTCCAAAACCAACTCATCAGAGATTACTTAGAAAGACAGTATCTATTAGAAGATGAAGAGTTAGATAGGATTGCGGAAATCAACTCAGAGTTAAATGGACAGATAGATGATTCAGATTCAGCAGGTAACATCTTATGGACACCTAAAGAGTTTGAGTTCTCTAATATGTTCTCTTATGGTGAAGGTAACAAAGTAAGGTTTAATAAGGCTCAAGGTATCGTTGGTATCTTCGCTCCAAATGCCTCTGGTAAATCCTCTCTCTTCGATGCATTATCATTTTGTATATATGATAAGACTTCTCGTACAAACATCTCTAAGAACATCTTAAACAACCGTAAAACGAACTTCTATTGTAAGTTTAACTTCGAGATAGATGGAATTGATTATTATATTGAAAGAAGAGCCAAATATGTTAGAAAACAAACATCGGTTAAAGTAGATGTAGATTTTTGGAGAGATAACAATGGAGTTATAGAATCACTCAATGGTGAACAAAGAAAAGATACTAATAAAGAAATAGAAAAGTACTTAGGTAAGTTCGAGGATTTTGTTTTAACTGCACTATCCTTACAAGGAAATAATGCACTATTCATTGATAAATCACAATCGGAAAGAAAAGAAATCTTATCTCAATTCATTGGTGTAAACATCTTTGATAAATTATATCAAAAGGCTGCTGATGAGAATAGAGACAATGCAACACTTATCAGAAAATTTAAGAGTGATGATTTTACGACAAAATTAGCTCAAATCGACACTGATTTAAAAACAAACAAAAACGAATATAAGTTGTTAGAGGTTTCTCAAAAATCTTTAAAGGACGAAGAAGATGTATTGAACAAAAGGATTATATCCCTAAACGAGAAAATCGTTAAGTTGAATGCTGATAGTGGAGTTTCAATCGAAGAGTTAGAAAAAAGATTGAAAAACCTCGAAACCAAAAAGGATGGGGTTTCAACCACAAAAGGTTCGGTTCAAGAAAGAATCACCTTTAGAGAAGAACAACAAATTACTTTAGAAGAAATCTTAGATAAGTTTGATGAAGAAGATTTAGAAGAAGGAATTACAAAATTAAAAAGATTAAGAAAAGATTTATCTAACATTGATTCTGAAATAGAAAAAATTAATATTAAGTTAGAATCTTTATACGAAAGAAAACAGCACTTAGATTCACACAAATACAATGAAGAGTGTGATATCTGTATGGAAAATTCTAAATCTATTTTAGATACAAAATCTGAAGTAGAATCAAAGATAAAGGAGTTGGAAGAATCTTTACAACACAATGAAAAAGAAAAGTTAGATTTAAACATTGAGATTGATTCTTTGAAAGGATATGAAGATGAGTGGGATAAGTATAAAGATGCTAAAGATAAAGAGGATAAATTAGATAGAGAAATATCCCAACTTATCAACAAGTTATCAACAACCGAAACTGAAGAAATCCGATTAGATACACAAATTGCTCAACAGCAACAACTTATCGAAGAATATTATAAGAATGAGAAACAAATTCAGAAGAATAAAGAAATCAGAGATGAGATTAGTGGAGTAAGAGAAAAACTTACAATTATTAAGGATGAACTCAAAGGAGTAAATACAGATATCCTTAAGTTAAATGGTAAAGTTTCTGCTCTTCAAAATCAAAAAGAAACAATCGAAGATAGAATTAATGAAGTAAAAGAATTAGAATCACAAAGTAGATTGTTTGATTTCTATCTGAATGCATTATCTAAAGATGGTGTATCTTATGAATTGATTGAAAAGGCATTACCAATGATTGAAGGTGAGGTAAATAATATCTTAGCTCAAATCGTAGAGTTTGGAATGCAATTAGAGATTGATGGTAAGAACATTAATGCTTACTTAGTGTATGGAGACCAAAGATGGAGTTTGGAAATGTGTAGTGGTATGGAAAGATTTATTAGTGGTTTAGCAATTAGAGTTGCTTTAATCAATGTATGTAATCTACCAAGACCTAATTTCCTTGTGATAGATGAAGGATTTGGTACATTAGATAGTGAGAACCTACAATCTTTATTTATGTTGTTTACATATCTTAAAACTCAGTTTGATTTCGTTATGATTATTTCACATATCGATTCAATGAGAGATGTTGTAGATGGTCTTATTGAGATAAAGAAAGAAAAAGGATTTTCCCAAGTTAAGTTTTAGAAACCCTTAACACATTACTTGGTTTAGGTTGCTTAATTCTTTGTTTAATCAATCTTTCAATCAATCCACTTTTAGTATATCCATTCTCACAACAATAATCATGCAGTTCTCTGTACAATTCTCTTTTTATTTGTATTGTAGTATATTTTCCCATAATATATAGATTTCTATATAATATATATTAACAAAAAATAATTCGATATATTTATATAAAGAAATTAGGAAATTTTTATGGCTATTATAAAATCATTTGCACCTTTTCTAAACCTATCAAACTTTCAAGTATTTGAAAATGATGATTTACCACAATCAGAATATTTCAGAATTACTGAATTAAATGAAACACTTACTGGTGGTAAGAATGGGTTTTTAATAGAAGGTTCTGAACATCTAAAAGAATCTACTGAAGTTAAGATAGAAATACTTGATGTAGAAGGAAATCCTATTTACTTTGAACCTGGTGATGGAACACCTGAATATTACGAAGGTAATTCAAAATTAATTGCTGTTCATGTTTATGATGATACTCCAATTGGTATTGGTAAAATTACAGTACTTGGTGAATTAAAAACTTATCTTGGAGAAAATGATGCGGTAACTGATATACCAAGTGAATGGCAGGGTGTTTACAATGTTAAGTGGGAAAGAAGTATTCAAGTAAATAAAAATCTTTCTAATGAAACAATTGTAAGATTTTATAAAAGACCTGTTGTTACAATAGATGAAATTGTAAAACCAATAATAACAAAAACAATTCCACAAGTAACACAAACAGGTAGTTTATCTGGTATTCCTTTAAACCCACCATTCGGAACAGATTTAAGAACATGGAGAGCAGGAATACAATATAGATTAAGAATCAATGATGGACCAACATGGTCATCTTCGGTTGATGAAAATATAGTTTCTGTACCATCATTAGGATATAGTGCAAAAATTAGAGAGATATTAAGTAAAACAGATGTAGTAGTTGATACTCCATATACGGCAAGTGATAATACAGTAACAACACTTCCTTCATCTGATTATTCAGTAACTTTTGATAACAAAGAAGCAAAGGTAATCGGAGAATCAGCATTGACTGGTTCGTTTGCAAAGATGAACTTTTCAAATCTTAAAACATTTGTTGGTGATGTTGCAAGAGTAAAAGTATTTAGAAAATCAAGAAATGCTGTTGGTGATTTTCAATTTGTACAAGAATCAAAATTAGAATCATCAGAATTACTTAGAGATATTACAACTTCACAAGATACTGAATTATCTTATGGATTGTTTGATGCTTATAACTTAGAAACTTATTGGGTAACCTCTTCAGAAGACCATCCTGTATCTATTGATAATGATGTTTTGATGGCATCTGTGAAAACAGATTATAATGAATCTTCTGGTGGAACTCAAACTATATCAACAAGTGGTAGTTTCAGTATATCTAAAGATGTAGAATACACACTTAACTTTAGAACTTTATTAAGTGGTGCTCTTGATGATAGTGGTAAATCTGTTAGAGCTTATTTTAGTGGTTCTAATTATGAACAAAACTTTTTAACTGCAAGTGGTTCTGCAATTTATCGTGCAAGACAAAGCCTCACACAAAATATATTAGCAACAAATACAGTAGATGATGTTCATCTTAAGTTTGATATATCTGGTTCAGATTGGTATATATCAAATGTATCTTTAAAAAATGCACAAGATACTTCATTCTCACCAGATGAATTTACTTTGATTCAAGATATTCCAAGAAAGTTAGCAGTTGAATCATTTGATTTTAAATTTGAATTTTATGATATCAACAACAACTATATTCCTGTTGATGTTCTTGCTACAAAAGAATTTGATGGTGGTAATGATTTCCCAACAAGTGGACAATTATTAACATTCGAATCGGATAGAAATGCATTTAGATTTATAAGTGGTTCTGTTCAGAATCCTGAAAACCAAACAATTAAATTTTCTTTAACACGAGCAAACTTAACAGGTTCAGTAACATTTGCATCTTCTGCATTTGATATTGCTGGTAATTTCTTAGACCCATCCGATTATACTGTTTATCCTGGTGCTTTAACATCGGTATCACCTGCAGGTGCTTTAATTACAATAGATAACTTTACTGGTTCGAGAGTAGATGGTAGTGAATCACCATATGTTGGTTCTGTTGTTTATACTGCATCATTAGAAGATTTAGAAGAATTTGAAACGATATATAGATTAGAGGATGGTGAGAATGCACCTCAACTAATTGTAACTTCAAATGCAAATCAATTTATTTATGAACCAACTACTTTATCTGCAAAACCACAAGGACAAAGTATTACTATAAATGCCAAAAGAAAAAACTTGGCATCATTCACAACACCAATAACAGTAAACTCAGGTAGTGGTGCACCAGGAATATCAGGTTCTACTGATAATACAACTGGTGTTGATACATACACAATACATTCTGATTATTATTCTGCTTCATTTGCAGGAAGTACATTGGAAGAAGTAACTTATTCATTTACAGGTTCAGACCAATTTGGAATTGCATATTCAGATGAAGTAACAATATCACCTGTAATAAACTTTGATGGAGTATCTCTTGTACTTTCAAATGAATCAACTGCATTTCCAGCCAAATCAACTGGTGAAGTTGAGGGTGGATTTGCTTCATCTAAAGGAAATGTTCAAATGTTTATTGGTGGAAATCAAATCACACATGATGATATTGGTGGTGGTAGAGCTAAAAACACATTTGATATAACATCTATAACTGGAGATAATGTAACACCTGCGGAAACTTCACCAACTACAAACGAATATGGTATTTCGGCATTTGATAATTCTGCAAGTAGTGGTTCACTTACTTTGAATATAGAATATCTTGCTGGTGATAATTCAACATCACAATCATTCCAAAAGGTTGTATCTTATTCAAAATCTAAAAAAGCAGTTCCAAATGTAGAAGTATTTGCACAACCAGCTGCTCAAACAATAAATGCAAATTCTGTTGGTAGTGGTTCGAGTACACCTGAAAATATTGTTGTTAAAGCAAAAGAGGGTAATACTGATAGATTTACAAGTATAGGAGCAGTAACTGGTAGTAATGGATTAACAACATCAGTTTCGAATGAAGTAATAACAATTACATCTACTGCATCTGATATGACAAGTGATACAGGTGTACTTCAGATTCCAATCAACTTTACAGATGGTGAAGGTACAAGTGGTAGTAAGTTGGTTGAAGTAACAGTATCAAGAGTAAGAGTTGGTACTCCAAATGTTGAAGTATCAGTATCTCCTTCAGGTCAAACAATAGATGCAAATTCTGTTGGTAGTGGTTCTGTTTCACCACAAACAATTACTGTGAAAGCACTTGAAGGTGGTACAGATAGATTTACAAGTATTGGTAATCCAACTTTTAGTGGAGGATTGACTGGAAGTATTTCATCTAATACAATTACTTTTACAGATACTGCTTCAGATATGATATCTGATACAGAAACGATTTCAATTCCAATTAATTTTACAGATGGTGAAGGAACTACTGGTACTAAGACAATAGAGGCTAGTATTTCAAGAGTAAGAATTGGTACTCCAAATGTTGAAGTATCTGTACGACCTTCTGCACAAACTATTGATGGAAACTCACAAGGTAGTGGTTCTGTTTCACCACAACCAATATTAGTAGCTGCAAGTGAAGGTGGTACAAGTAGATTTACTGGTTTTGGTACTATTGAATTTAGTGGAGGACTTTCAGGTACAGCAAATGCATTTAACGAACTATCACCATCTGATGTGGATTATACATGGAGTCAAGCTACAACTGATACTAACCCTGGAACTGGTGGAATAAAATCAGTAGCAGGTAATGGAGCATCAACATCTAATGCTCAATCAATTACTTCATTCAGAAGAATAAATATTGGTAGTGGTAATTTAAATACACTCCTTAGTTCAATTACTGGTTCTGTTGGTAGTGATGGATATCACTATGTATTAAGAATAGAACATTCAGCCGGTGGTGGGAGATTTAAAGAATATGAAATAGAAGGAGTTACTGAAGTTAGTAATTGGTTTAGAGTAGATTTAGCAGCAAATTCTCATAGTGGTTCTATTGCATCTTATGGTTCATTTGTAAATAGTTCAACCGTACCGGTAACAATTAAAAGAAGAGCAAGTAATGTTATAGTATTCACCGATACAGCTAGTGATATGACATCTGATACAGAAACTATTACTATACCTGTAAACTTTACTGATAGTGAAGGAACTACTGGTACTAAGACAGTTGAGGCAAGTATCACACGAACAAGAACTGCAACACCAGTTACAACAATATCTGCAAACCCACAAGCTCAATCAGTAGCATCTAATGCAAATTTCAGTAGTGTTGGTACTCCAAGTGCAGTAACGATTAGTGTAAATGAAGGTGGTAGTGATTATACACACACAACTAATAATACTGTAAGTGCAAACGAA